GGGGAGGCGCCCCCGGTTGCCTAAAAAAGAGGCAGGACCCTAAGCCAAATGGAAAATCCTCAATGTGTTGATTTCGTTAGCCTTTTCACGCGCTACCAGGCTGCACCTAGACCATTTGTCGCGCGGCATGGCGCGTGCAATGCGGAAAAATTCAGCATTCCTTAGAGTCGATCATGTATCAGGAGTCGCCTATTCCGCGCGCCAGGCAGCAGGGCAGCACGGCAGCACGGCAGCAGGGCAGCACGGCAGCAGGGCAGCACGGCAGCAGGGCAGCACGGCAGCACGGCAGCAGGGCAGCACGGCAGCAGGGCAACAGGGCAGCACGGCAGCACGGCAGCAGGGCGGCCACGGCAGCAGGGCAGCAGGGCAGCAGGGCAGCAGGGCAGCAGGGCAGCAGGGCAGCAGGGCAGCACGGCAGCACGGCGGCCACGGCAGCAGGGCAGCACGGCAGCACGGCGGCCACGACGGCCACGGCAGCACGGCGGCCACGGCAGCAGGGCAGCACGGCAGCACGGCAGCAGGGCAGCAGGGCAGCAGGGCACAAATGCAAAACCCCGCCACAATGGGCGGGGTCAAGGGCAGCAGGGCAGCAGCTTGATTAGATCACAGCGCTAAATTGAATCTCAATCCCCGCGCCCATTGTATCGCGGAGTCGCCATTGCCAGAACCCGCGCGCATTCAGATAACGCCAGATCAGCACTAGGTTAGCCTGCCGCCTTGCCCTAGTCGACAATTGCCATTGCTCAATCAAGGAGTCGGTCACCCTGACAAGCTCATGCCGGCGCCCTATGACGCGCGACTCGGTGGCCAGAAAGACTCCATGACGCAACACCTCAATGGATAGATTGATCATGGCGCGACTCCCATATGATCAGTTGCAAGGCAAGCTTTGGCGCTGATCCAATGAATCGCGCAAAGGCTTTCCATATCCGGCGCTGCAGCAATGGCGATTAATGTTTCCGCCAGATAGGCCAGATAATCAGGATCTGGATTATGGGCGCCCATATCGGACTCCGTGTATCTTGCATCTTCGCACAATTGCGCAAAGGCTAGTTTGATTGTTTGAAAGGTTGTTAATTGGATATCTTGCGCCATGATCAATATTCCTTGATATATGGAATGGCGTAAATTGTGCCAAGCAAGCGACCGCGCCTATCGGTTAGCGTCAAGCTGCAGGCATTGTCCACAATGATGCAATGCGATATCGCTTGGCGCATTGTAAGCGGAAACCACCAGCCACCAGCCCTATCAAATGCCTTGCGGTGATAATGTGGCAAGGCTTGACGAATCGCGGCATAATCCGGCCTCAGGTGTTTTCCATCTATCAAGTGATAGGCGCGGAATGCCTCTTTATCGTCGATTGAATGCACAACGCCTATCCGCTTTTCATGCTGCAGGCGATGTAGAAGATTCGCGCGCGGATTAGCGCAAAACGTGATGTCATAAAGAACAATCATAATCAGGACTCCTTGCTCACAAGATTCATCATTGCAGAGTCATGCGCCTTGATAGCCTTGGCGATTGCCAATTGTGCCGCGCGATAAGATTTGAATTCGCGCAATGGCGGAATTCCGTATGGCGATACTTTGCAGATAGGCTTGTCAAAATATCCATGGATAAAATAGCCGCGATAGTTGTGTGTAAACATAATCAGGACTCCTTATGAATAATAAAATTCTGCAACATTGCAGTTTTCATATTTGCGCGCCACAGTTGCGGCATTGATCCGAATTGAAACTTGGCCACAATGCGAAAACGCAATGAAATTGCTTTGTTTGCTATCCTTGCGACAATAGCCTTCAAGGCGTCCTAGATAGCCTTCAAGGATACATGGGCGTGCAGTTGCCAAATCAGCGCGATATTGTGCGATTGATGGGGATGGATAATGCGACATTAGACCGACTCCCTAACGATTGGCCCATTGAAACCATAATCAAATTGAGCAGGAACAATTGACATTTCCTGAGCCTCCTTGTCGAATTCGCTTTTGACATAATCGCTCAGGCATTCTTGAAACATATCGGCGATATATTCCTTGATCTCATTGCGATTAACTCCAGTCACGCGAATATCGAATCCGCCAAACGTAGGAGTCACAATGACATTGTGTTCAGTCCATCCATCATACATTCCCGAGTCGTTCATATGATGAAAGGACGTCTTGAAAACAAGCCGATTGCGCTTGCTATCTTCTGGCAAGAATTCTGATCCACTATCAAAGCCTGATCCGCGCGGCAATCTTGCGTTGATTTCATCCAAGACAGGAGTCCACATTGCGACAAATTTTGTGTCGTCTTGCGTCATGATCCGCGCCACATCGGCGCAATATTCAATCAACTGTTTCGCGTGCATCTCGATAAACATAATCAGGACTCCGTTTGTTGCCATGCTGATTCGCTGGCCATGAGTCACAATGACACGTTACACGATACTTACAAGTAAAAAGTGAAAGTCTAGTTGATTGATCCTAAACAGGAATCCGCGCGCCCCATGTGTAGCGCAGCGCGCGCCTATACGCGGGCACAGATCAGCCACGCGCGACCCTGGGCTAGTCGGGGAAAATTGCGCTTGTCAGAGAAAACGGGCGGCGGCGGGGAAATTTGCACGAGTCGGGGAAATGCAATAGCGTGGCCAGATTGAACCTTGAAAGGATATCAAATGCGACCTTTAGCCTTGATCCTGGCAACTGTAGCCCTTGCCGCTTGTGTGAGTGAACCCGGCCAATCTGTTGACGTTCACACGGGCACGGCGGGCACGGCGGGCGCATTTAGCCGGGAATATCCGGCCGCGTCGACTCTGCTATCCAATTTGACCGCGGGCGCAATCGTGGCCACGCGCGGCGGGGAAACGCGCTATGGAGTCGGCATCCGATACACTGCAACCGGCACGGGCTGGGCCAATTTCACCGCGGCTTGGTCCTATGGCCAGGCATTGCCGTACAAGGTCACCACGACACGAGTCGCAGGATGCGGCGGCGGTTGCACGATCATCGAGCAAGGCACGATCACGCTAACGCGGGAACAATTCGACCAGGCGGCGCGGGCGGGCTTTGAATTCAAGCTTGAGGGAAGCGGGCAAAGCGTCATAGGCCGGTTGCCCGCTGCAGCGTTTCAAGAGGCTTTAGGGGAGCTTTAGGCCGCGCAAATGTCAAAATCTAGGACTTTGCGGTAAGTTCCGCGACAATCGCTAATCAGGAATTTGCAGCCTTTGGCGATCCTTGAAAGCGTCATATCGTAAGACCCGAAGGTGTAAGTTAGCTTTGGAAGGTCTGGCTGGTGTATGCTTCCTTCAAATCTTTGCACGTCTTGGTGGCTATGCGTCCAGAAACCACGGGTAGGATATAACCGCATCTCATAGGGATCGACGTGGTGACCGATGATTTTGCTTAGGCGGGCCGCTATTTTGATTGCGGACCTTTCCTCTGTTGCGCTGAATCCTGCTAACTTTCCCGTCACCGTGGGGTAGCTGTGGTGCCCGATCAAAGGAAGGCATCCCAAAGGCACGCCCCGGTGCGCGTTGCTTGCACCTCAACCTTGTACGTTCTAAGGTCGGCGTGCGTCGTGCCGATGGCTTTTGCGTGATCCTCCGAAAGCAGATACTTGGCGCGCGACTTGGCTGCGGTTAGACCTTCTACAATATCGGTGCAAATGTCGAATCCGTCGCGATCTTTCAAAACAACATCATATTCGCTCATCGGTTTTACTTCCCTTGATTCGTGTTATTCACTTATAAAGTGAAACATTATCGTTAGTCAAGCGGCGATTAACCGAAAAGCATAGCGCCCCCATAGAGTACCAGGGCCACGATTGCAGGCAATTTCCACCAGGGCCAAGGGCGGCGCGGCGGCGGGGTAACTGCGACCGGTTCGGCTTGGCAGAGAAAACGGGCGGCGGCAGGGAAAACGGGCGGCGCAACCGTAGCCCCGGCAACAAGCGCCACCCTACCCCGCATCACTTCCACAACGCGCCCCGGTTGCGGGACTCCGCGCCCGTCTGGTACGCTCACAATTGCCTGACCGGTTCCAAGCTGCAACACGTCTTGCGCGCTCACGTTCCCCGGCATGGTTTCAGCGGCCGCGCGCAAGCCCTTCTGTTGACGCGCCGTCGCAGCTCGCAAGCCATGCTGAATCCGCGTGGCCAGTTGCCCCGCGATAGCGTCGGGCAGATCGGCGGGCGATTGTGTGACATAGATCAGCCCGACCCCCTTAGACCGGATCAAGCGAGTCACCTGCTCAATGCGGCGCACAATGGCAACCGGCGCCCCGTCAAAAACCAGATGCGACTCGTCAATCATGACCATAAGACCGGGCGCGGCCACGTCGCCAAGTTCGCCTAGACCCCGATATAGTGAGTCTAGGATATGCGCCACGGTTGCACCATAGAGCCCCGGAATCCCCGCAACCGTTCCGAGGGCCAGCACGGCCACGCCTTCCACGTCGCGCCAATCCACGGAAGCGGGGCCAAAGGCCCAAGGGGCGGCGCGTTCAAGGCGCAACAAGCTGCGCTGCACCGCTGCAACTGATGAAGGCGACACAAGCCCATAAGCCGCGCTTAGATCATCGGCACGGGTCACCACGTCACCTAGAAGCGCCCGCAAATCTCCAAGGCTGGCAACCGGGCGGCGCTGATCATCGGCCCAGGCAAAAGCGACTTGCAGAGCCCCGGCTTGGGGTTCGGATAGATCAAGGGCACGCGCCACCAGATCCGGCCCAAGTTCGGAAAGGTTCAACTGCGCTTCCCATGGCTGATAGACGCGACCCAAGGACTCAAGGTCGCCTTTCGCGTCCAGGACCAGGACCGGGCAAGGGGCACGCTCCACAATGGCGGCGGCGGTTGTGGTTTTGCCGGTTCCCGTTGCACCGAAGATTGCAATATGGCGAGTCAAATAGCGGGCCGGAATAGTGCAACCGGGGGCGAGTTGGATTCCGGTCATGGGCGGGGCGTCTTGTCTTGATCAGCGCGGCCAGCGTTGCGGGCTTCCCATGTTGCCAGCCTTTCGGCATAGGTGAGGCAAGTTAGCGCCATTTCATCCACAACATAGGCTGCACATTCCCAAGCGGCTTCTGGCCACAAAAAGCCAAGCTTTCGCCCATAGTATCGGTCTGAAGTCGCTTCAATGATTTCAACCGAATGACCTTTTGAGTCGGTGATGTAATCGCCTTTTGCGTATTTCATGATTCAAGCCCCCAATCCTTGCGCGCCTCATCCCATGACGGCGAGTCCACATTGAAACCTAAATCGCGCGCAGCCTTTTCAGTGCTAGGCCAAGGCTTCAATTCCTCATATCCGGACTTGGTCATCTCGCAAACTTCATACTGGCCAAAGTTTTGCGCGGCCGCGTATTCTTCGGCTTCCCGATGACTGACAAAGGGGCCGGCAAACTGGAAACCGGACGCGGAGTCGCCGGTCATCAAAATATAGCTCATGCGGTGAATATTCATCATCAGGACTCCGCTTTCTTGATTGCCGCTTTGATTTGGTCAAAGTAATGGCGGTTAGGATCATGGGGCGGAACGGCCGGCACGAATTGGCGAAGTGCGACCTTCAAAGCGGAAAGCAGTTCTTTTTCAATTTCGCTCATGATCACGACTCCAATTCAGATTGCAGCAATTCCACAAAGTCAGGCCCGAATTGTTGAAAGGCCGCGTTGTATGTCATGCCTTTGATTGACTTTTCCATATAGTCAAGCAACTGGCGGGCGGTTGCGCCGTTTTGCACGCATTCAATTGCAGCGCGCAAAAAGACTTGGTGAATCTCTTTAAGTTCCATGATTCACGACTCCAGATAGGCGACAATCGCCTTTTGAGTTTGGGCAGGCAGATCAGACCAGGCAACACGCTTGCGGCGGTTCCGTTCGCGATAAGCTGCAGCTTGGTGCGGCTCAAGAAAGAAGTGGCAGCCTTGCGCGCCGCCCTTGTCAAAGTCCAAGCCGACAACCTGCATTTCCCGGCGCGGCGCGGGTTCCGGGCGCAAGATGATATCAAAATCAAGCGGCGCGGCGGGTTCAATCTTGATCAGGTCCAGCACCTGGGCGCGAACAATGGCGGGCGCGTCCTGCATGAAACGGCGCGGCATTTGGCGGGGGCGGTAAAGATCAGCCATAGCGTGAGTCTCCCTTGAAAGGTGAAAGTTTAGCGGTAGTAAATCCAACCGCGGTAAGCTTCGATGTAGGTTTCACCAAATGACTCGGCGGCTTTGGTCATATCGTCGCGGAATATGCCACCGAAAGAATAGCCGGCCGCATCGCTGGAATCCTCAAGAACCTGCCAACCGCCTAGACCTGGCTCCGGCTTATCCGGTGCCCAGAGGTCAAGCTTTAATTCTTCCCGATCCCAATATCCTACGCCGTGCCCTTGGCGGGTGAACCAAAAGTCATTTCCGGCCCGGTCTAGGGTGTACTTATCGCTAACACGCTCAAACCATTGTTGCACAAAACAACCGTCTGGCATGATATGGGAAAGAAAGGCGTCACAATCCCGGGCGATTGCCGCCACGCTGGCACGGGTCAACCGTTCGACTCCCCAGTCGTTCAACAGGTCTTCACGCGAGTCGCCCGTGTCGCCATTGGTAAAGAACATGGCTTCAACGTAGCCTTTCGCAAAGTCGCTCAAATCATTATAGGGGTGAACCTTGACCGGGTTTTGTGGCTTTGCATAACCATAGGCCACGGCGCGGTTATGATCGGCGCGAGTCGGCGGGGTGTTCAAGATGAATTGCGGCATGATCAATCTTCCCCGTATTCAGAAGCAAGATTCCCAGTGATGTATTCCACCGCGAACCGGAGTCCCCAAAGCAATGCCATTGCATCAGTCTCCCGGCGCGTGCCGTTCTCGCCCCGGTAGTCATCCCAATTCGCGGCTTTGCGCGTGCTGATCATCACATCCGACCAATGCAATTCGCCGTCACGGTCGCAATGCGAGCCCAGTTTTTCCCCGGTTTCGCTCAAGTAGTCTTGCACGGCAGCGGCGATATCCGACCGGTAGCGACTGGCCATGGTCAACATTGAGGCGGTATAGATTAGATCATTCCACCAGCCCGTTTCCGTGCCGCGCATCGCATCGCCAAAGGCGGAACGGATAGCGACAAGACGCGCTTCCCCGCGCCATGCTTTGCCGGTTGGCAGATATTCGCGCGCCGATTTCAAGACAGTGCGGCGGCAATAGGCGGTCAAGCGTTGCATGGGTCGATTCCTTTTTCTAAGTTGCTTTTCACTTCTAACGTGAAACTAAATCATTAGTCAAGCGACGATTAGCAGGGCTTCCAGGTCCAGACTGAAGGCGCGGCAAAAGATCAGTGCATCGGCGGCGCTAAGGCTCACGTCGCCCCGCTCAATCTTGGAATATGTCGCCTGGGTCTTGCTGATCAGCGCGGCGGCGGCGGTTTGATTCATGCCAGCGGCGGCGCGGGCGGCGGCGAGGTTGCGCAACATCAGCGCTCACCCTTTGCCTGGTTGTCCAAGTTACCGTCGCAAGCCAATTCGTGCATGATAGCTTGGCCCAGCTTTGCGGCGGCGGCGGCATAGGTCAATTCCGAGTCGACCTGCATTCCATACCGCACCGCAAAGTTGTCTTTGGCGCGCTGCTGCAGGGTCACCGACCCCCAGCGGATGCACAATTTGTGGCGGGGTTCGGGTTTGGTGTAGTTTCCGCTTTTGGTAAAATATTGCATCTTGTCACCCTTTCAATTGAGCCAGAACTTCCCGGCGATTCGTTCGTGACTTTCACTTTGCACTTGTAACTAGCACCTAGTCAAGCGGGGATTAGTCGGGCTGCGATTTATCGGGCAAGTGATCTGTGCAGATCAGTTTAGCCTTTCGTGTGACGCCTGGTCGCGCTTACGCACGGGCGCGCGGGCTCAGGTGAGTGGGTGACAAGCTGGTAGGGAGAAAATTTTATACCCCAGAGAAATCGGAGCCCCAGAGAAATCGGAGCCCCAGAGAAATCGGAGCCCCAGAGAAATGCAAATCACTTTCACTTTTCATTTGACTTTCACGTTGATTCGCAGGAAACGTTCATCAAGCCACCACGGAGAAAACAGCATGAGCATCACCATCGAAAACACCCTGCGGCGCGTCGTAGGTAATTGCACCGGCGTCGATCCCGCTTCGATTGAACCTGATACACCTTTGACCGGTGACAGCCTTGATCACGTCGAAGTGCTCATGGAAGTCGAAGATGAATTTGGCATTCAAATCGACGAGGTGAAGTGGGAAGACTGCAAAACCTTCGCCGACTATCTGGCTTTGGTCAAAGCGACCTATGCAGAGGTGGCCGCATGAACGATGTTGTCCCGCTTTTCCACAGCGAAGATCGTTTCACCGCAGCAAACAGCATTTACTGCCCCGAAGCGCCAATGGTCGTTGACGTTGAGCCGGAAGACCCCGGACCCAACGTCAACTGCGGCAATCGTTACGACGCCGATCCTCTGGAATGGATATCGACACGGGCGATGTTTGCAGCTTCGGTTGGTTTTCTCGCGGCGATGGTCATCATTGCGGTGCTGCCATGGTAGACTTCGATCCCCGCTGCACTCGCTGCGGCTGCCAGCTGAAGGTCGTGCTGTTTCAGGTGCGGGTTCCTCGCAACTTACCTCTTAATGCAATGGAACATGCGCTATCTAGCGACCCCCTTCGCTACGACTACGAGCAGCGCGAAGAAATTTCAGACTGCCCCCGCTGCACTGGCTCGTATTGAGGATATCATGAAGCATTTTATTTTTGACTATGATGCGATCCTCCGCCCCGGATTTACTATTTACCGCCTGACCCTTCGGTGTCCAGCCCCGTGTGGGCTGGCGTCCAAATGGCCAAAAGGAGAATAACAGATCATGGATATCTTGAAAATTACAGCAGCGGATGTTGACGGCAAGAATTTTTATGTCGGACCGGACGTGTCGAATTGGCATGGCTCGATTGAGATTGCCGCAAGTCTGGGGCTTGTTACTTTTCCTGGCAAGATTTCGGCAAAATTCAATATTTCCATCAAGGCTGGCACATCCATCGAGGCTGGCGGGTCCATCGAGGCTGGCTGGTGCATCGAGGCTGGCGGGTCCATCAAGGCTGGCGGGTCCATCGAGGCTGGCTGGTGCATCGAGGCTGGCGGGTCCATCAAGGCTGGCGGGTCCATCAAGGCTGGCAAATCCATCAAGGCTGGCTGGTTCATCAAGGCTGGCTGGTCCATCGAGGCTGGCAGGTCCATCAAGGCTGGCTGGTTCATCGAGGCAAAAACCATAGGCTGTAAGCTGCGAATTTTTGCTAGCCTGTGCAGTTGGCGAATCCCGTCAGAGCAGGAAATGACAATCACCGGGAAAATAGTCTCCGGGAATATCGCTTTCGGCATTCACAAATTGCCGGAGGCGCAGTCCAATGGCTGACACATCCACCAACTGGCAATGGTATCAATCACGCCACGAAGATGGCAGCACGTGGTCTGGGCCACACGGCGACCGCGACGAAGCTATTCAATCTGGCCGCGCAGATTATGATGGCGATGGATTTTTTGTCGCTCAGGCCCACAACGAATCGATCCGTTTGGCTGATTATATCGGCGCGGATCAGGCGCTGGAATTGGCCGAGGATCGCATCTTTGACAGCGCCCGCGCCAACCCGGACTATGACGATGTGATTCTCGATGCGACCCCGGACCAGCAGCGCGACCTGACGGACCGCATCCGCCGCGCCTGCAACGAATGGCAGGACGCACATGGCCTGAAATTCGCCAGCAACACGTTTAGCGGCATGACTGCGCCGGAATGGATTGAACCGGAGGCGCAGTCCAATGGCTGACACCACCAAAATCGAATGGACCGCCACCCGCCTTCTCGCCGGCGTGACCCATGACGGATTTCCGGGGGTAACGGCATGACCGACACACACGACACCGCCGCCACTCGCGACGTTCTGGCAGAACGCGCCCGCCAGATTGCAGACGAGGACTGGACGCATGAACATGACGACCAACACGACGATGGAAGTCTTGCATCCGCTGCGGCCTGCTATGCCAGCCCAATTCAACTGACCATTGACGGGGCAGGAGTGGTTGTCGAGCCAGTTTCCGGCGACGAAATCCTGCCGCTTGGATGGCCGGAAAGTTGGGATTCTGACTGGTGGAAGCCAAGTGATAGACGTCGCGATCTTGTAAAGGCCGCCGCCCTGATCTTGGCCGAGATTGAACGGATTGACCGCGCAGCCCTGAAAGGCGGTGCAAAATGAAAGTCGAAGTTGGAGCCTATTCAAGCGTTGTCGGCGGCTCTGTCCATTTTTACGAGGATGACGGCAGGTTCGCTGGTCAGATTGCCATCATGTGCAACACCGATACGCTGCGTGACCCCGCGCTGCAAAAGGCCATCTGCGAAGTCATGGCAAAGGCACTGACACAGTTTTTCGCGGAACAGAAAGGCGGTGCAGCATGAACCTCACAAAAGCAATAGCGATAAAGCTGGCGGGCTTCGACGCCCCCGCTGTCATGTCACCACATGAGCCTACACCGCAGGCCCGTTTTGACAGGCTGTGGCCGTCGGAACAAGCGCGCCTTTTGAAGCTGGCAGAGCGCATCGAAAGGATCGGAAAATGACCACCCCCATTGACCTGACCCGCCTTGTCGCGCCGCTGGTGTGGGAGCGCGGCGTCGTCGATTACGCCAAGCCCTTCCCGGGGATGAAATATGTCGCCTGCTCGACAACGCCACATGGATGCTGGGCGTGGTGGCTTGACGGTGATAGTTCCACGCGCACTGTTGAGCGCGACGAACACCACGCCAAAGCCGCCGCGCAAGCCGACTTCATCGCCCGCATCACCGCATGGCTAGACCCCGCCGCGCTTGCCGCGATGCTGGCCGAGGCGGTGAAGGCAGAGCGGGAAGCGTGTGCACGGGTGCTTGACGCCCGTATGGAGGAGATCGTGAAGGACGAAGGCTCTTGGGAGCCGGACACCAACGTCACCAACCTGCCAGAATGGGCCGAAACAGCTTGCGAAGAATTGGAAGCAGCCGCAGCCGCCATCCGAGCGCGCGGGGTGACGGAATGAAATTTAAGATCGCACTATCGCTCATCGGCGTGGGGAATATCCTTATGGCCGTGGTTCTCATGATTGGCGGTGATCATGGCGGGGGCGAACAAACGATACAGACGGCGGTGCTTTTCTTCATCTGGGCAGAGGTGTGGGCATGACCAGCGCATACCCACTACAATGGCCCGATCACCGCAAGCGGACGCCAGCAGAAGATCGCCGTTCGTCGCGTTTCAACGTGACGCCGGGAAAAGCGCGAAACGAACTGATGGCGGAGATTTTCTGCGCCGGTGGTGAATATGTGGTGCTATCCACAAACGTCGAGTTGCGCCGCCATGCCAAAGCGGGCATGGCGAACGGCATTAAGAGTTACTGCCTGCGCCGCACCCACAACTATGAAGATGAAGCGAATGACATTGGCAGCGGGGTGATCTGGATTGGCGACCTTCTGCGTGTTGTATCCATGGAGTTAGGCGGATGACTGACACACACGACACCGCCGCGCTGGTGGCAAGGGCGCGGGCGGCGCTGGAAGGCACAACGCCGGGGCCTTGGACTGTTGAAAACAACGAAGATGACGGGGAGCGTTACTTGTGCAGCCCTTTGACAGAGTGCCCAGTAACGACCGTAATGACGTGCGATGACGGCATACTGTCCGAGGCGGACGCCAATTTCACCGCCGCCGCTCGCACGTTGGTTCCCGACATGGCCGATGCCCTCACCGGCCAAGCCGCCGAGATTGCGCGGCTGCGTAAACTACTCGGATATAACAATGGGGAACGCGAATGACCGACAACGATCTAATCCGTCGCGGCGACGTGCACGCGCACCATCAGGAACCGGTGAAATGAGTCGGCGCACTAAACCCTGCAAATGCGGAACGCTGATTTTGGATCGCGAAACGCAATGTTGCCATTGCGAGCAGGAAGATGAACAGGCTGCATTTGAAGCCCGAACTGACGTGATAATGCTGACCAGCGTTGACACGCTGGATGACCTCAAGAACTGGATCAAGGAGTACCTGATCAAATGACCACCTATCCCGCCAATTTGACCGCCGACGCCACCTACGAGATACAGCGCACCAGCGTTCCCGCTCTCGACCAGGTATTAGGTCACGCCTTTGATGTGCTCGACCATGGCTTCGTGCGCGTCATCGACTACATGGGCGACGACAGCGCCGTGGTGCAGGCAGCGCGCGTTTCCTATGGCACCGGCACCAAAGAAGTCTCAGACGACCGCGGGTTAATCCGCTATCTGATGCGACATCATCACTCGACTCCGTTCGAGATGTGCGAAATCAAGTTGCATGTAAAACTGCCCGTCTTCGTCGCGCGGCAGTGGATCAGGCACCGCACCGCCAACGTCAACGAATACTCAGCACGCTACAGCATCCTTGATCGGGAGTTCTATATCCCTGAGCCCGAGCAGATGGCGATGCAGGCGACCGACAACAAACAGGGTCGCGCCGAAGTGCTGTCCGCAGAGAAAGCCCGCGAGATTCAGGAATGGCTGATCCGTGATTCAACCAAAGCCTATGATGGATACATCGACGTATCCAAACCAGTGGCCGATGGTGGCGAGTATGGTTTGGCGCGGGAACTGGCACGCATGAATCTGCCTGTCAACATCTACACCCAATGGTATTGGAAGGTCGATCTGCACAACCTTCTGCATTTCCTGCGGCTGCGGGCTGACCCTCATGCACAATGGGAAATCCGACAGTATGCCAACGTGATCTGCGAACTGGTCAAACAGTGGGTTCCGCACACGTTTGAAGCGTTCGAGGATTACAAGCAGCACGCGGTCACCTTCTCGCGGCAGGAGGTAGCGATGATCCAGGCTGCCACGCGCGGCTGTCAAATCTCGCCAGAAATGGCAACCAAGGCAGGCATGTCGCAGCGGGAAATAGTTGATTTTGTCAAGAAGATCGGCGGTGCGGCATGACCGAAGAAATGCCCGCTAACAGCAGCGGTGCGAAGCGTGAAAAGCTGCACGCCCTGCCCTACGACTTGATCCCGTTCCAAGAGATCGTTGCCGCCTATGCCAGACCGGCAGAATTTGGCTCGATCAAATATGAACCATGGAACTGGAGCCGTGGTCTGTCCCGCGTCCAGTTGCTCGGTTCTCTGTTGCGTCACACGTTTTCCTATCTGCGCGGTGAAGACCGTGACACCGACTCCGGTTTGCTCCACACCGATCACATCCTTTGGAACGCCGTGGCGCTGTGTCACAACGTTCACTGGAACCTGGAAGATGGGCGGCGCGGCGAACCGTCACGAGCTTACAAAGATGCTGGAAATTCAACGTCTGCCAATTGACGACCCACCATTTCACCTTTAACGTGATTCAAACATCACCGGAGAGAATCCTTGCCCTACCCATCGAACAGCGACAACGCCTACAATGTGACCGCTGACGAACTGATACAGTTTTATGAGCGGCTTGATCAACTTGAAGCGGAGAAAAAAGACATCTCCGAACAGATCAAGGAAGTCTGGGCAGAGTTCAAGGGTCGTGGGTTTGATGTGAAAGTGGCCCGCATCCACCGCAAGGACCGCAAACTCAGCGCCGATGATCGGGCTGAACGTGACGCGAAACTGGAAATGTACAAAGCCGCACTTGGCGACATCTGACCACAGAAGGAGACACCTGTGAAACTCGGCAATTTGAAATCAAGCATCCGTTCCACCAAAGGCAGCCCCGTGCTGCGGATCGAACTATCCCCCGGTATGGTGACCACACTCGCCCTGATGAAAGGCCCGCTGCTTGAAGCACTCGATGCAGCCTTTCCCGGTGGCAAAGCCGTGGAAACTGGCATGACGCTGGAGACCAAGGGCGATGACGCCGTGCTGCGTCCGGAAACCGGTGGCGTCTATGTGATCAGCGCCGCTGCACCTGGTCCGCTACTGGCGATCATGGAGACGGTTGCTCCAGCCCCGGCAGCCTCGCTGCTCGACCTCGACGATGACCTGTTGCCTGCACCCAAGACAACCACGCTTCTGCTGGACCTGTGACATGACCATCACCACCATCGACGAGTTGGAAGATATCATGGCGAAGATGGTGGTAAGTGGTGTTTCGGTTCACTTCGGACCATCGACATCCCCGCTGCGCCAAGGGCAATGGTTCGCCAGCACGGGCACTTCGGACACCATGAGACAGGTTCGAGGCCCAACGCTGCGCGATGCCCTCAACGCGCTGTTGGGGTTTCAAGATGTTGTTGACGTTATCACCGAACCTGCGAAAGCCGCACCAAGCCGGAAGCCCGCTGCCACCAATCTGATGGACCTTTTGGCATGATGCGTATCATCGGCGATATCGGACGCATCATGGATGAGCGCGATATCCCAGTGATGTCGATCCGTCGACCGTCTGAAAAGACCAAGGGGAAATGGCAAGTCTCGTTCAAGGAGACCGAGTTTCGACTCGACTGGACACAGGGAAAACCGTGCTGTGATTTCGTAAGCGCGTTGGAATCCTGCCTCGGGGAAAAAGTCGTTCAAGTTTCGCCAACCAATCTGGCGGATCTGCTTGATGACTGAATCTCTGGAAGACCTGCTGCGCCGTGCCCGTTCGTCTGGAGTGTCTGCCATCACAATGGATCGTCCCATTGGTGGGGTGACGCGGGCAGGAGCGTGGAAGGCTTTCTCTCACTTCGGCACGGGTTACAACGAAGATCCTGCCGCTGCGCTCAGGGAGGCGCTTTTGAAGGCGATAGCGCCACCTCGCAACAAAACCGATCTCAGCAATCTGCTGGACTGATCATCACTTTTCCCGTTAATTTCACGAGCATCATGGCAAAAATCATCCTTCATCCCGGCGACAATCGCATCAGTTTAGCCGCGATGGCTGAGAACAGCGTCGACTCTGTCGTCTGCGATCCACCTTACGGGTTGGTGAGCGTGGTTAAGCGGTTCGGTAAATCCGGCGCGGGTGACTGTACAAAAACCTCCGAACGCATTGCGAACAGAACTGACGGTTTCGCCAGAATTGCGTCTGGGGGTTTTATGGGAAAATTGTGGGACGGCAGCGGAATTGAGATTGACCCCGAGTTTTGGGCATTGGTTCTGCGCGTCCTGAAACCTGGCGGCTACATCGTCGCCTTCAGCAGCAGCCGCACTTATCACCGCATGGCCTGCGCGATTGAGGATGGTGGCTTCATCACACATCCCCTGATCGGCTGGGTCTATGGGCAGGGTTTTCCGAAAGCACACGCTGCTGACAAAGCCATCGACAAGTTGCTGGGGAAAGCAGGCGAGGTGACCCCGCAGGGTGATCCTGTGAAGCGCATGATCCCCGGCGCCGATCAACTCGACACCGGATCATGGCTCAAGGAAAACGGTCGCGAGTATCAGCCGGGGCAGTATGTCCCAGCCACACCAGAAGCCGCCGAGTGGGCTGGCTGGGCCTACGGGGGACAGGTGCGCAAGCCCGCGCTGGAACCGATCTACGTTGGTCAGAAGCCCTTCAGCGAGAAGTCGGGGGCTGCCAACATCCTAAAATGGGGTGTGGGAGCCGTCAACATTGATGGGTGCCGGGTTGCGGGGGAAAGCACTTTAGTCACGCGACCAGCAGGCAGCTTTGGAAGGATGAACGACGACGGTTGGGAGCCTAAGCCTGGGACAAATGGATCACAATTGGGCCGTCACCCTGCGAATCTCATAACCGATGGATCGCCCGAGGTCATCGACCTGTTCCCCAACACCAAGAGCGGCAAACCCGGCGTCATGCGCAAGGGCGTCAATGACGGTGCCTGCTACGGCGCAGAGTCCCGGCCACCTGGCACCCAGATGACGGGCTTCGGTGATGAAGGCTCTACCGCCCGCTTCTTCGAGTCCTATCCATTCGACGGCGAGCCCATTTTCTACCAAGCGAAGGGTGGCAAGGAGGATCGTGCTGGCAGCCGCCATCCAACGGTGAAACCCATCGCTCTGATGCAGGCATTAGTTCGACACATCACACCCCCAGGTGGCACCGTTCTCGATCCCTTCGCTGGCAGCGGCACAACCGGCGAAGCTGCCTTGCGTGAAGGCTTCAATTGCATCCTGATGGAAGCCGAGCCAGAGTATATCGACTTCCTCTACAATCGTTTTGCTGGTCGGATGAATGCCAAGTTATCTGTAAGCAATCTGAATGAGTTGTTGGATACTCCCTCAACCGATCTCAGAAACATTCTTTTCTAAAGGAAATTACTATGAATTTTGAAAACCTTCCGTTTGTCATCATGGCACAAAACGGCAAAGTCAAGGACACTTGGCGCGTTGTTTCAACCGGTGACTATGACCAAGACTGTGCTCTTGGTCGAAAACATTTTCGGGCACTCATGCTCGTGATGAATGCAACCAGCAACCCGCTTTACTTGGTTCGGGTGATCGAAGGGCAAGCCGCCAAGTACGCCACATGGGGCGGCATCGAAGCAGGATTCCTGTCGGCCATGTCCGACGAACTCAGTTCGTTGTAAGCATTTCTGGCATGGCAGCCTCCTGTTGGTAGGAAGATCAATCACCAGCCGGGATTTCGCTATGCGCCTATTGCGACCGCCAACAGCCCGGCGCAATCGCGCAGTTCATGCGCCGACATTCGCCGCGTGACGGCCCGCGCATTCGCCATACAGGTCGATCACCCGTCCGGCCCACACCTCGACTGCTTGGTCGGTTATCGGTGGGGCAGGAAGCCCCGGCAAGGGCGCGCAAAGCTGGTCAAGGCTGGCCTGCGGCGGCACGGTTGGCGGCTTTAATCCTCTGGTCGAGCCGCAAGCCGCGAGAAGGAGAGAGGCAAGCAGCGTTATATACAGGTTCCGCATAGGCTTGATCCTCCAGTTCGCGTGATATCATCCGGTTAGCCTCCACAAGGGCCAGCCGTTCGGTCTCAGCCGCCGCAAGGGCGATGCCCGTCTCTGTGGCCTCCTGCTGCGCCACGGCCCACGCTGCGACGTGCTTGGCCTCATTGTCTGCCCGCCCCTTGACGTAGCCACCAGCGCCCGCGCTAAGGGCCATCAGCAGCGCGCCAAGGATCAGATAGGGGTTCACGCCGCCACCCGCTGCACGCAGGTAAACTCGGCGTCAAGCCCCGGCGTGACGCGCTCCATGAGCATCACAACAGCCGCGCCCGTCAGGTTACAGGACCTGGCGTCATGGGTCAGCGCCCAAGGCACCTGTCCGGTTTGGCCGCCGAATGTCAGCGTGAGAACCACGAGCCATTCCATCATCACGCCTCGTTGGTCGAAATAGCACCGTCACGGCGCATCAGCGACAGGGGTGTGTTGGGGTTCTTGAATGTCGAAGGCCATCGGACAGCTTCGCAGCGGGTCTTGGCGATCCAAGTGTAACCGATGGCGTCACTCTGATTGCCCCCCAAAACCCGGTATTCGGTCGCGGACTGGCCAACGAGGATGCCGACATGGCCACCAGACGGGCGCTTGAAGGCAGCGATGGCCCCAAAGCACGGGCGGCACTCGGACCCAAGATACATCCAATTCAGCGCCCAATAGGGGTTCTTGCCCAGATCGCCAGGGCGCGGCTCGTTAGGCAAGGCCAGATGCAGCGCTGTATCAACTGCGTCACCGCACCAAGGCAGCTTTGCCGGATCGCCCAACGTCACCCCGTCTGACCTGAGCCATTTTGCCAGCCGATCATGGTCGCGGACCTCGTGCCAGCCCATGACCTTTTCAAATTCGGTGATCCATGGAATAGCGTTCATTTGAGCACCTCAAGAATGCGTGGCAAGAACATGATCATCACGGCAATCGCCCCGCCCCATCGCAGCCGGTGCCACAGATCACTCAGCATAGATTTTCTGTCGCGGCGGATGGTGCGAGGATCAAACATCAGGACCTCCCTGATTGGGGTCGGACGGCAGCACACCGCGCCGCAAACGTGTCAACAACACCTCAAAGACACCTGGTAGGATCAGGCCGGCAAGATAAGCTGATGAACCAGCCAAGCCCCCCACAACGGGGGCTACGGTTTCGCTGGGCAGGTTTACGGCCCACATCACCAGCGGCAAAGCCAGCGCACCCACGCCGCCCGCAACCAGCGCGCCAATTGCTGTGTGGCGGATCAGATCGCGGCGCGAAACCTTGATCAGCAAGCCCGATGTGGCGCCACCCATCGCCCCCCAGGCAGCCACGCTGAACACCGCAGAGCCAGCCACCGCTTGCAGCACATCCGCCCAAAGGCCACCTTCAGTTGACATAGTTCACCCCTCGCGTCTGTGGTTTTTCTGGTCCTAGGGTCAGCGCCGCCGCTGCCGTTTTGATGATCCGCTTGACTAGCGCTTCTTTCTCGACAGTCACTCAGTCCTAGCAGTTGCCATTTTCTGACCTATCCAAACACGAATGTCAACTTTAGCGTGATTATGCGGCCGGCGTATCGAACCCAAGGTAATAAGCAACAAGCCTCAGTTTGTTCGTATTGCCGCTACCTGTTCCTCCGTTCAAGGTCACCAGAACATCTGTCGCCGCGAAGGTTGGAAATGGTGCGACGACTCCGATGTTCTGCGCGCCTGTCGTAACTCCTATGGTGGCACCAAATGCCGCAGGCGTGCCTGTGTAGCCTACGTCAAAGCTGGTCGGACCGCCTGTCAGTGCAGCGACGACATAACTGGTGACGCAGAGAACGATGGCTCGCGCCGGGATCAAGGCTGTCGCTGTAACCGATGTGCCGTCTGGGGTCAGCAACACCATAGTCGCGTTCAATGACAAGCGACCCTGTGTGCCGACAGGCTTTACCAATGTTCGATTCAACTGCCCATCCAGCAGATCGCGGACCTGACCGAAGTTCCCTTCCCGACTGTTGCCGCCTTGAACCAGTGCAAAGATATCGGCAAGATCAAGAGTAGTCGCGTTGGTCAGAGCAGAAGTTTCTAGGTTCGCCATTTTGGAAGTCCTTTAGACTATGAGGTTGCCCGGTGCCATGTCGCCCGACAGCGCTAAGGTGTTGCCAGCCATGTCACCAGAAAGTGCAAGTATATCGTCGCTCGTAAGGTTCATGATCACGCCGATCTCGTGCCCTTGCAGGGATTCCAGACCGTCCCGCACCGCGACAACCCGCACCACTGCCGATAGGTTGCCAGCAAACTCGCCGCGCGAAAGCAGGTAACTGGTGCCCGTCAACCCACTGATTGTGGCGATCGGTGTCAAGTCTGGCTCTGTAATATAGATCGTGGTGGTCTGACCGGCTTCCGGTCCCATGTCGCTGTCAGTCCAGAGCAGCGCCTGCGCGGATTCGTTGATCCGGTTGCGGCGAGCCCATGTCACCAACATTGACGTTCCGCCTTCTAGATCGAATGTGCCGAAGGCGGTCGTGTTGATCTTCACATTGGCCGGCCGATTGGGAAGATGCGGCCGTTCACTCAGAACAATATCGACCATCGGGGCATCAGCAATGGGTAGCAACCCAAGGCTTGTGCGTGTGCGAAAATGATAGGAAGCAGTTTCGAATGCTGATCTGCGCGTTGGATCGGGAACTTGCGTGTCGCTTGGGATAAACCAGATACGAGTCCCGATCGCCCATTCTTTTGGAGTGGTGTCAAGCATACCGCGGTCCAGCGTATAGCCTGCGCCGTCAACAGTTCTCAGCAGAGCAATTTCGGTGGCACCATCGTCTTCTTGCCCAATCAGCACAAACTGACCGGGCGCTGGTGGCAGCCCGAGGTAACCCGGCATCGCAGGAATGATCGTTTCAACTTCTGCATCCAAAATCAGATCGGTTTCCCAACTACCACGAAGTTGTCGGTCACCGAACGACTGCTGCACGATCTCGCCAGTTGACAGAGCGCCGTACCCGATCAACTCGTAACCTACGTCATCTTCGCCGTCTGGTCCGATGGTGAAGGCCGAAATAACCTCTGGATAGAGCAATTCGCTTACGTCATCCATCCCGAGCGCGGCGGCTGTCATGAACGCCGGGGCTGTTCCGGTCTGCAAATAGACCAGTGGTGCGGGCGGTTGCGAGGGATCGACCCAGCCCGTGTCTGTGGGCGATAGATAACTCGCGCGATCGAGCGAGAAGATGTCTTCGTAAAGCGATAGTTTGACCGTGTTCGAAGTGGTACCAACAACCACGTTTGCCACTCGGAAGTAGGCACTTTCAATGCTGCGGTCTGGCCAGACGAGTTCAACAACATCGTAGATGACCGTCTTCCAGAACTGCTTGGTGACCTCGACATCGCAAGTAGCAATCGGATGAACCACGGCCGCGAGGTCACGTTCGGCAACCGCTATGGCCAGTGTCTGCGATGCGATTCCGTGATAGTTCCGGCTGTCTGATGCTGGTTGAGCCCCTTGCATACCGATAGCAGCCAGATCCTGAGCGACTACAGTTTCCTCTTTGCCCGTCTCTGGGTTGGTCCAGGTGACAACAATTTCGTTCGAGATGTCGCCCCAAAGCTTCATCTTGAAGTTTGAGAGCTTGGCGTTATCAGGATTGACCTGCGGAACGGTCACTTCTGGATCAACTGCGCGGAGCAGTTTCAGCGTGTGCTTCCCCGTGGCCGGGTCCACGAACAACGCACCCTGGATATGATCCAAGCATTCTTTAACAAAATCTTCAATCTTGCTTTGGCGAGTCCATATCATATTCCCGCCGAAATTTTCATCATAAAGTGTCTGCGCAGCTTGTTCAAACGAGCCAATGTTGAACGCCCCGAAACTCTCACCCATCCCCCAGTCGCGATTTGTCATCGCCTCAAAGATCATGTGGGCAAAGTTGGCCGACCACTGCTGATTGCCGAAAGAGTCGTCTGCCACTCTGATCATGGCGATTGAAGGATTAAGCCCTTGCGGTGCTCGACGAACACGAACGGTTATCTTTTTCAAGTATGGGTTGTTCGAGGACCAATGAAATCCTTTTGAGTCCGAAGCAGTTCCGTTCAGTGCCGCGAACGTAGGCCAGAGGAAACCCGTGTCTTCGATGTTGTCATTGCGCAGGCCGGTGAAAACCAAGCTGGCAAGCCCCCGGAAACCTGGGCAGGTTGAGGCTGTCAGGCCAAAGCGACTCCAGATCGGTCCCGGTAACTTCTGCTTTTCGTTGCCGTTCAGCCACCAGATCAGGCCCTTGACGCCACCTTCTTTCTTGTTGCCGCCGAACAGATCGGGCTTGTCGATCTTGCGAACCGTGTTGTTGGTGTCGGACCCACGCCACGCTTCTTTGTCACCGACTTTGATCGCAACGAGTTCCAGTCCAGGACCGGCAGCGCAGACGCCAACGTGCATCGACATATAATGCTCGGATACTTGGACTTCGGCGCCTGGCTTACCCACGTCAGGAATCCTTCTCGGCTGTGCGTTTCACTTCCACAATCCGTTCAATGTAAGGGTCGAACCCTTTTCCCATCAGTTCTGATTTCGGGAGCCCGTTCTTGACGAAGCTTTGAAAATCCACGCCAGCCTCAATCATTCGGCGTCTGGTTCCACGAGAACAGAATAGCTGTCGAAAGTCGTCGATCTTGATGATTGGGTCTTCGTCGGACATTGATCAAGCTTTCACGTTGAAGGTCTTGGTAGATTTCTCGCCGAACCAAACGATATTCACCCCGCTAACTTCAATCTCTCCAAACACCACCGGAATAGGTCGACCGGATTCTGCTGTCGGGTCTTCAAGGTCTTTCACTTCATCCGGTTTTGCGCTTTTGGGCGTACCCATGAGCAAGTAGCCGATGACCTGAAGTGCGACTCCGACCAATAGTTGATAAAGGAAAGGTAAGAGTGCGAATGGCAAAGAACACTTCCTTCGGTGAGATTATCACATTAAACGTGACATTAGTAGAATTGGTTCTTCTGCGATAGGGGGTTTTCCAACGGGATCAGAGGCTGCCCACCAAAGTTCAGGATATTGCTGTGCAGCACGTTGCAGTCAGCCATGTTGCGACGACACCCAAGCACCACGTTGACGCTCATCGCGACCGCCAATCCGCGCAATGAACCGCGCACCGTCACTTCAAGGCCGCTTGCTTCCGCTTTGGCAATCGTGCGTGTCTCTTTACGTCCGCTTGCCGCTGTCCACTCCAACAGCCCACCGATGTATCGGGCAGGGTCAATGGGCGCAATAGCCACACCAACCTGCACCCGGTTGCGAATGATTCCTGTCACCGTCCTTGAAATCGTAGCATCAACTTTATTCGCACGGCACTGCGACCCGTAAAGCACATGGGGGCAACCAAGTTGATAGTTACGCCGAAGCCCCGGCCGCTGGATTGATGTCGATACCGGCACCGCGTTGAAAGCGATTTCGTGCGAGTTGAACTCTGGTGCCGTGATCCGCCCGAGCCATTGCGCCGGGTAATCAACCAGTGACGGAATGTCATCCATTTGTCCCTGAAACACGGTCAAATTGACAACCTGCGAGGGAGGGTAGCCGATGAATTCGTCTTCGAGCCCCGACCCTGCCGCCATTGTGATGGTGATGTCCGACTTGTCCAACGTCCCGGTCGTCGAGATGTCGCTGTGTTTAATGGCCCACGGTTGATAGGTGATGCCAGCTCGAACAATAGCTGTTTCGGCATTGGTGAAAGCATAGGGACCAAAGGTGCCATGCTCGAATGCACGACCCGGCGATGTGCGGCCGGTCAGCCAGTGGCCCGTGGCCCAGTTCGCAGCATCACCAAAGTAATCAGCGCGCGTCGGGAACACAGGATAGGGTCGTGCGTCCCAGGTCCACAAGCTGATCTTTCCGAAGTCGATCATGTCGGGGTTGTTCGGCCCATCTGGGTGCCAGTAATCCAGCGTTGCTTCCAAATAGGCACGCATCACAGCGGCGTCTGGACGGCCGTTCGAAAAGTGCGGCGTGTCACTCTCGCTGGATTTCGGATCAAGGAAGACGTTGGGCTGGTTCGGCCCTTTGTCGATGGCCGCGCAGCCGAGTTCGGTGAACACGATAGGCTTGAGTCCCGGCACCCACGCTGTCGCTGAAACGTCACGCACCCCGGCCACGCGGTTGTGGTGGGCATTCGTCCACCAGCCCCGGATATCCTTCTGTCGAAAGACCCAAGGTTCGCTGTAGGCCCCATCGGTGATCGGGCTTCTGGTCTGATTGGTTCGCGCGAGATCGCTGGCGTAGAACCAATCGAAGTATTCCCCACCTTCGATGTTCGCTTTCAAATAATTCGGATCGTGCAGGGAGTTGAAGCCAGCGAGCCAGTCCAGATGCGTGAAGCCTTCGCGCCAATCGGCCCCGGGCGAATAGTTGTCGATGCCAACATAGTCGATGTTGATGTCTGACCACAGCGGATCGAGATGGAAGCGTACATCGGTGCCGATCTTGTGGGAGTGAAATTCAGACCAGTCGGCGGCGTAGGAGATGTTTACGTCACCCCCGAGAATGCTCCTGGCTGCCGCAGCAAGCGTTTTCAGCTTGGCGACGGCCGGATAGGCGAAGACCTCGTTGCGCACGGTGGTCAACCCGACCAATTCGCTGCCGATCAGAAAGTCATCGACTCCAGCAGCGTTGGCAATAGTGGCCATGTGCAGAATGAAACGGTTGAACTTCCACTCTGCTGCCCCGCTGTAATTGACTCGCAACTCGCCGGCGTTCCAAGAGAAGTCCGCAGCAGTGCTTCCACCGAAGAAGGCGTTGGCCTGCGTGGTGGCTGTGGTTGTCGCATCCACGCTGCCAGCCTCCCCCGCTGCCGGGTGGCAAGTGATCCGACCTCGCCACGGGTAGGCAGCTTGCGCAGCTTCGCCGTAGGGGTCTGGCAAGGCGTTGCCGGCAGCAATGTCCATCATGACGAAAGGATAGAGTGTGACCTTGAGCCCTGCTGCCTTGATGGCCACAATAGCTTCGTAGATGGTGCGGTCTGACGGGGCTCCACCATAGGCAGGTTTGCCTGAAATCTGCGAAACGACTTGGGCTGTGCCCCGGACAAGATCGCCCACTTTCCATTCGTAGGGCAGCGTGCTTCCGCTGGCAGTTTCGACTTTGGGCCGGATTTCGCAGTTCCCACAGCGTAGATCGGTCCCATGCCAGGCGACGACCAAGCTGACGTGCTCCAGATGTGGCGCAGATGCCAGAAGGTCTTCCAGCGACGAACTGAAATCACTGACTGCCTGCCCTGCGTATCGGTTCTTCGGCTGCCCGGTGCTGCTGTCAGTGACAAGCGTTGTGCCGTAACCGAATTCCGTCGCACCCGGTATGATGGTGACCGACCTCATCAAAGATTCCAGCATTGGATCGCTGCCCTTGAACAAGAACAACTTGCTGGGGTTGCCGCGATGCCGAGAGGATTCTTTGATACCAAATGCCATGTTCAACAGTTCCTATGCTTCAGGTGTCAAAGATTCGAGCGCCATGATTTGCACAACAGCCTGTCCAACATCATCGGTAAGCCACCGAATTGTCAAACTATCGCTGGCAAAACGGCAGACATTCAGCCAGCAAATCATTACTATTTGGCTTTGTGGAATATCTGCACCGACCGCAGTATCAAACTCGATTCTGCTGAACAGACCGCTGGACCCGGTGTCAAAGCTTTCGTCGAAGTCCAAAGAGAACGCACCGGGGCCGGGATCATCGGTGGCGATAATGTTGATGATTTTTCGAAACAGCCAGGTTCCGTCAAACAGTTTGATCGCCAACGCAGTTTCAACCGTGGAAAGTGCATACGTCTCACCGACTGCGCTGCCTACGACAGTCAGATACTCACTCCCATTGGCAATACCGCCGCTTGGCAGCATGTCGGTAGTCCAAGAAGGGCTGTAGAACTCCCCTTGGCGTCCGCGCATCTGATTGAACAAGGTCAACAGCACGCCGATGTCATCGCGGCTGCGATCCGCATAGTTAAACTGTGTGATTTTCGTGTAGAACTCGATCGGCAGGAATGCCTTCACGATGCCGCGGTCATAGTCAACTTCTTCGATACCAGAAGAAAAAGAAACCGATGGTTGCTGTGCCCAATTGGGTGAGGCAAGCAGAACCGGGCGGCCGTTGAACGTTCCGAGGGATGTTGAACCCATCAAAGGAACCCCACTGGGAGCATTTACTTCGAGCGAGATAGACGATGTGGACACGCGATCGGTGACATGGTTAAGGGTTACGTTTTTGTTCAATCTCCCACTGACCACGGGGCGAATAACCGTGCCCTTGGGCCATGCTTTCGTCAGTGGGGCGGTTAGACCAATTTGCACATTGGTCAAAATAGTGTCGAAATCTTCACCGTAGTCGATGCTGAAAGACCCAACGCCAGTTAGTTCCTCGCCGCCAACAAACTCGCTTGCGTCCAGATCGGAAAGAACCAGGAGCATGTCTTCAGTTAGCCAAGGTGCGTTTTCAACTACGATTTCAGTTGCGCCAATGACTGTCGCAACTGAAAGCACTGCGGCATAGCGAGCAGGATCAGCAATCGAGATGCTGTCAGCGCCCCGAGAGTGCATCAGTGCCTTGAATGCCAAGAGGCGATCATCCCAAAGCAGTGTCGAAAAACTGATGGTCCGACGAGGCGTCAGCCGCTCGGCTACGCGCTGCTCCCGGCCCGAGTAAGATGTGAAAACAGTCGTCCGAAACTCATAGGTCTCAGTGACATTTTCGGTCCAGTTAGGCACAAGATGATAGTTCGTCATCCGAGAACCCCGCCCAACTGACGGGATCTGCGAGTCATAAAGTTGAGCATGATCTTTTCGCCGATCTCCGTGGAAAGAGCAGCCTCCAGCACATCGGCAGGATCGAACACGTTCACGTTCTTGATGGTCGTGTTTGACTGTGCTGCACCACCATTCATCACATGCCGCGGGTCATCGCGGGTCAGCATTTCCTCGTCCTTCAACCCAATGATCGGCACCTCATTCGGCCCGAGTCCGAGAACTCCGCCAGAGTGGAACCGCTGCGCGCCTGCAAAGACGCCGGGGTTGACCATGCGGCTGCCGGAACCACCGCTGCGACCAACCACACCGCCACTGTGGAACAACTTGCCCAGCAACCCAGCCAAGAAACCACCACCACCTCCAGCTTTTGAGCCACCACTAAGCGCATTGAACAGCGCCTGTTTGACAATGGCCTTTCCAATCTCGATCAGGAACTCCCCAATACCCTGCATCAAGGTTTGGAAGAACGCCTGAGCCACGTTCGTCCCATTGGCAATGGCTTCGGCCAAGGCGCTGAACGCATTGCTTCCAATGTCGGCCAACCGCTCATTGATGCTTTCAGCATTCGGCAGGAAATTGGTTTCCAGATCCTCAATCACGTCTCCGATACCATCGCGAAGATTCTTCAACTTCAGGATAGCAGCATCGGCACCGGGTCCACCCATAGCCGTCCAGAACATAATGGCGTCGTCGATTGCGGCTTGCAGCGACATTTCCGTGGCGTTGATCTCGCCGACGATCTCAATAACCTTACCACCGTCACCAGCAGCCTGTGCGATTTCGAGGCTTTCAAGCAGCAGAGATCGCTGCTCCAGCAGCCGGTTGACTTCCATTTCGACGTTCTGCCGGTCGAACAATGCGCCCGCAGTGCGTTCAATCTCTGCGCGCTGCTCCTTGGTCAGTGTCAGACCGGCCCGCTGTGCCTCAAGTTCTTCCTCTCGCAACGCCTTGGTAATAGCAGCCTGCCGCGCTTCCAGAGTGGCGTTCGACAATTCAAACTGCTGACCTTCAATGCGCTGTTTGTAGGCGTCAAGGTAGTCTTTTTCATTCTTGACCCGTTCGGCATCCAATTCGGAAAGGCGGGTATTGATCGCCAATTCGTTTTGCGATATGCCCATTTTCTTTTCGGCCCATGCCACAACTTCCGATGCGTTTTTGCCTTCCAGAATGCTTTTGTTCGCATTGATTTGGTCAGACCCAAGGATGTCCGATACAGGAGTCGATGCTTGGGCTGCCAATACCCCCGCAGCGCCCCGCGGACCAAGGAAGTGCGCCAGATAAAGCGCAGCGTCGGTCGTCGCGACACCGGCCTTCTGAAGCACGGCCGCGTTCTCACGAGCATACAACTCGACCATTTGGCGAGATATTGCAGAGTCTTCCCGCAACGCCAGAATCGCGGCTTCGGTCATTCCGGCTGCGCGGTCGGGGAAGTATGTCTTGAACATCGACAACCAGGTTGCCGAGATAAATTGTCCCAAACCCGTGGCTGACGACAGTGGATTTTTCGCCGAAGCATTACCGCCAGATTCCACACCGACGATCTTATCCACCAGTCCAGACATGCCAGTGCCCAGCGTTGTATTGGCGGCGCTGCGGTCGAACGTGATCCCGGCTTGCTCACGCAGCAGGCGCGTCTGTTCTTCAGTCAACCCAAGGAACTCAATCCCAAGTTCATTTGCACGTTCCAAGGCCGTATTGCGAGCATCCAGCAATGTATTCTCAATGAACTGTTCGCGGCTGGTCAGTGCTGCCAGATCGGCTTCTTCCCGCATCTTGGTGATCTGCTCATCCAAGAGCCCGTTGACATCAAGTTGGAGCTTCTTTTCTTCTTCCGTCGCGTCTGTCGTTTTATCTGTCGATGCAGTCACGCCGTCTTGTGCGGATTTGATTTCTTCAATCCGCTTGGCGATAGCCTGATATTGGGTCTCAACTTCTGCTAGCTGCTTTTTCAAATCTGTGGTGACAGAAGTGTCCAGAGCGTTCGCGCCGAACATTGCCTGATCCGCGAGTTGTTGTTGTGCAATAAGACGGCGAAGATCTTGGCGCTGCTTGTTCAACGATGCTTCTTGATCGGGGAGTGATAAATTCTCAAACGATGTTCCAACAGCGACGCCTGCCGCCAGACCTTTCGTAACTTTTTCGAGGGCGATGACGGCCAGTTCCGCCGCACCAGTTATGCTGCCGAGAAGGATCACTACGGCATCGAACACCACTGAATCTGCCAACGCAGTAACCAGATCGTCCCAGGCTGAAGTGAGTTCTTTTATGTTGGTTTCGAACGATGTGGCTACAGGAACCGTGTCTTTCAGTCGTCCAGCCAAAATGCGCTGTGCTTCACTCAGCGCGGCAGCCCGGTCACCGCCGGCGTCCATTGCGCGGATGTGGGCAAGTTGATCCGCGGTCAGGAATTTCAGTTCCTGGTCGAGCGTCCTTACATCGTCAATGTTTCCCGTGAATGCCTTGGAGAGTTTCGCAGCCGCGTCGCCAACGTCGATACCTGCAACGTCCGAAAGTTGCTTCGCCATCTGGGCCAAGGGAAGCATCTCATCGCCAGAAAGACCTTCTTTGATAAAGGCCAGCGAAATCTTCCGAGCATCCTCGATCGCGATACCGAACTTCTGCATTTCGCTGGCGTTGGCTGCTAAAGATTCCGCGCTGTACCGCCCCCCATCTGCCATCAGCGCCAATTGTGAAGTGAAGACTTCCACGGATTTAGATTCTGTGCGGACCCGCATGAAAGCCGCTATGAACGGCGAAAGAACTGCAGTAACGGCTGCGATCTGCGGAATGGACCGGACTAACCCGACCATCATCTGTGGCCAAATCTGGGCGAACTGACCGGCCTGCTGTGCGAGGATTTGGATGGGTGCCTGACCCATCGCTACGCCGCCGATCACGTCATTGAGTTGATACCCGAGGTTGACCATCTGATACGGTCTCAGGCCGTAGAGTTCAACGTCTTGGGATTCACCTTTGCGACCGCCGCTGTCGCCTCTAACTGGCCGATTTCCTCTACGACCACCCCTGATCCATTCCACCTCTGCTGCAATAATTCTGGCTTCTGACGCTTGGGCAGCCGCAGCAATACGATCAGCATCATCTTTGTAAGACTGAGCCAAAGCTACGGCAATGGCAGATCGCCTCTGGTCTTCCTTTTGAATATAGTTCCCGCCAGGGGCGTCGGTTATAATCCCTTTACTGGACGCATTATTGCTGACCGCTGCAACTTTGTTGAGCGCCGTCGCCGTTTGATTGGCCGCAGTGGTTTGCTGCTGCATCAGTGCGACGTTGTGACTCCAGGAACTAAAGCCGCTTTTCTGTGCTGTGGTGATAGCTTGAGTTCTGTTAGTGACTTGCCCCAGCGATGCCTGCAACTCCAGAGCCTTCGCTTGCAGTTTGGCTTTTTGGGTAATTATGCGCGCCATCTCGGCACGGCTGGCACCTTGCGTTGAAATCAGTTGCTTGAATTCGACATTGAGATTTTTGATTGAAGTCTGAGTTTCGGCGAGAGCCTGTTTGTTCGCAATCGCCATGCGCTTCATTGCCGTCGCGGAAGTCGCGGCGACATCGTTTTGCATCTTCTTCAGGTTGTCGAGAACCTTGCTGAACTGATCTCTGGCGCGAACAACCAGATCGACTGTGCGTTCGTTATTCGCCATTCATCATGTCCTTCAAAACGTTACTGAGGTCTTTGGCAGCTCGTTTTGTGCCTTCTGGCTTGACGTTCATATTGGGGATCGTGGAGAGCGCCATTTGCAAAAGCGAGGTCTGTGCTGCCATTTGAACGCCTATCCGTTTGGCCACTATTCCAGCTTCCACAAAAACCATTCCGACCGGATATCGCATTGCATGGGGGTGTCCGTGATCGAGCAACATGCTGACCTGGCTACGGATACCTGCGACCCATCGGTTCAGGTTTTCGGGCGTGTCAGGCTTACCGCGCCTTGCATCGCCCGAACGACGATCTCCATCACCTTTTCCAGTCCACCTTCAGCCACCAGCGTCAACCGCATGATCTTGTCCAAGGCGTCGATCTGCACACTGAAGGGCAACGTTGCCACCTTGTCTGCGGCCGACAGATTGCCCATTGCACAGGCAATGATTGCCGATGCGAGCGGGACAAAACCCTCACCCATCTCCATGGCAATCGCAGTTGGATCGCCAAACAGCTTTCCACTGACGGCTGTGTCGTAGATGGGCGCCAGTTCGGGCAAGTAATGCCGCACAATATACATGACCTGAGCCAGTCCGAGACCGCGAACCTGATAGCGTTTGCCATCAAATTCGACGATCTCGAACGGGATCACCAGATCAGCAATGTCATCGAATGTGTCTCCCATTTCGATGCCTTACGCGGCAGGGAAGTTGTTGCGGTAGGCCAGCGGCAGTGAACCAAGCTTCAGCGCCGTGATGGTCAGCGGAATTTGCTGCCAGGTTGGCGAGTCAGGATCGGTCAGCATCGACAGGTCACCGTTGGGCGTGATCGTCGCACGCGGAATCCAGATTTCGGACTGCTCGCCAAAGGGGTTGTTCGAGAGGAATTTGATTTCACCTTCGACTTCTTTGTTGTCGGCCAGGATCTGCTTGTGCGTTGATGCTGCCACGTTGTAGATAACAATCAGATCTGCGTCTTCGGCGATGCCACCACCGCTCAGGACAGTTAGCATACCGGACGCCACGTCGAACGTGTAATCGGTGTTGTTGACGTGAACCGTCGCGCCGGTCGCTACCGAGGTAACGGTGACATTGCGCAGGCCGGTCGGAGCAACCAAACTGACGCCCAACTGGTACATCCGTCCCTTTACCACGTCGACCAGAGTTTCGGTTGATCCAGTCGCCGATGCCGTGGTAATCGTGGTCACGCTCGCAGACATGAACCACAGACGCATGTTGTCTGCCTTCACGTCATCGGTCATCACCGAACCGGACAGATCGTCACCAATGATCAAACGCTTGTCACGGTTCCGATAACCTTGTTGCGAAGACCGATGTTCCAGCGGCGTTACGTCGCGGGACAGCGTGAATTCTGGGCAGTTGCCCATTGGAAGGTAACCCTTGCCAGCGAACGTGCCAGTGACAAACGGGTTGAAAAGGATGGACCCACGCGGGACCACGAGGTTATTCGACTGATAGTCCATGGTTCACTCCTTTGTTGTATTGCACTTATAGCGTGAAATTGCGCCTCTTGGAAGGGGGTCAATGCGACTCCGAGCATCGCTGCCCCCTTATGCCGACAACCGCAGCACAGCGTCACCGTATCCGGTTACGTCGATCAAAACCTGCGACCCCGCGACAACCGTTGACCCGACAGAAATCGTCCCGCCTGTCGAAAGCACCTCAACCGTGCGACCATTGAGTTCGCTTGGGATTGCAACGGCCGTGTTCGTCAGGGTCTGGTGGGCTGTGATATAGACGTAATCCTTGCCGTCCATGCTGACGATCACGCCGGGCACCGTCAGGTCGGTGTCGGTTGGCAGGAATGGCGCGCGGAAAGCAGTCACCAGATCATTGTTGCCAACGGCTGCGTCACCCGCCGCGAAATCAACGGCAGTCGGATACATTTTCTCTGCTGACGAGAAAAACAGCACGTCATTCACTTTTGCCGCCCGTGCCGCAGGCACACCCAACCCGACATCGCGGCTATAGCCAAATAGATGCCCCGAAACTGCAACCCCGCCACTGTCTTTGCCGATCAGTGCAAAATGGCTGGCCGGATCGGCAGGATTTGTGCAGGACGTGCGCGGGATACGGATTTCTGCGGCGTTGGCCGTAATGTCCGCGACGGATTGGAAATTGTAGCCAGATACGACCGACACTGACGGCACATAGAGGCAGACCGCGCTTTGCATCCCCGGCGTGCTGTCCGCAGGCAGTGCCAGCCGTTGCAACTGGATGCCGCCCCAATAGTCGGTTGCCGCAGAACGGCGATAGGCGTCTTTAACACCATGCCCCGCACGGACTGACATCGCGCCCCATTGGTTCCACTCGTAGACATAAGCAAAACGCACTTGCTGTTTGGCCGAGGTATAGTTGGGCGTCACTGCCCCAACTGCTGCAATCAGCGCGTCTTGTTGAGCGGCGGCGTTGATCAGCGCGTAGGTTTCGCCAATGATCAGCCGCGCGCCAGCATAGACCCCATCTGCAGTAATGGCCGTGTCGTCGAGGCGCACATTCACGACATAATCCGTGATGATCGGGTGCATCTGGATTTGCGCCGATGCGCTGGCCGTGATGGCCCCGGTATTGGTAGCGCCAGACACATGCGTAAAATTGAGGCTGGACGGGGCTGACGTGGCGATGGACCACTTGTCTTGCGTCCCGGTATAGCGCCGCACGAATGACAGCGTTCCGGTCGTGTCGATCAGCATCATCACCCAGTTGCTCGTCCCGTCCGACCAGATTGACCCAACATCCGCGTTGGCCTTGCCATGGGCAGCCGCAGTCAGGCGATAGCCAATCACACCATGCGATCCGCCTAAATACATGCTGTTGAGCCGGATCGGACATGCCTCGTCAAATCCGCCAAAATGCACCAGCGTTGACGTGTTGAACGCTGCAATGGTCGAGATGGCGGTGGTCGATTTTGCAATAAAGCGGATGCCCCGGAAATCAACAACCTGCGACTGTATTAGGCGGCTGCGATCCAGCGCGCGGCCAACGTCCAGTCGCCAGACCACATCATAGGCGGTGGATTGCTGCGCCCCGGCACGGATGTAAAGCTCCGATCCTTGCCGCGCGACTGTGATTTGTCCGGTTTCGACCGGGTTAAAATCAGCAGCAGCGGCGGTATAGACGCCACCGGAATAGGCAGCGAAAGACAGCGCCGATGCACCCTCGTTGAGCATGGTCGCAGCCGAAACCAGATCAACATGCGCCGCCGTCACTGGCGTTGCGGCAGAGAAGTCCGTTGTGTTGCGCATGTTTGGCGCGACAGAAACCGCAGCGGCAGGCGTCGTGAACGTGATCTGACGCGGCAATGCGGCTGGAAGCGGGTTGAACCCGGTCGTGATGTAGGAATGCAGCGATCCGTCAGCGTTGTAAAATTGCAGGAACCCGTTGGTGTGGAGATACGTCCCACCCGGTGCGCCATGGATTGACAGAGTGTAGGTCGTGTTTGCTTTTAGCATCGGCGTCTTGCGGCTGACCCACCACGACCAGCCGCTGCCAGCCGTGGATATTGCGGACAGCAGCCCAGTCGTGTTGCTCCGCACGCGCGCGAGTTGATTCGCAGTCGTGGTCCCGATGGCCGGGGCCACATCACCAGACGGCGCGGCCACGTCCGAGATCGCCGGGTTCCAGTTGTTTGTCAGGTCAGGGCTGGAAATGATGCTCAACACGTCAACCTGCGGCAGCGGTTCGATAATCGAATCTGCGGCGGCCCGCGCTGCATCGCGGGCGGCTTCGGCGTTTTGCGCCCATGCCATCGCTTCATCGGAATATGTCTTACCAATCGCCTCATCAATGACATCAGCAACGAAACGTTGGCCCACCCGCAATTTTGCAGCGTCAATTTGACCTGTCAAATTGTCAGGATAAAGTGATGGGATAGCATCGCGGAGATCATCAGTGTCTACAGGCATGTCTAACTCCCAAGGTGATAATCACCTATAACGTGATTTGATCAACTCGCAAAAGGGTTTTCGAGGTCTTCCGCCAAAAGCAGGGTAACGCCAACCAAGAAGTAGGCATGATCAGATATTTCATCGCGACCAGGGCGATGTACTGGCTGGCCGATCGACATGCTCATCACACATGGAGCCCTCATCGGTTTATTGAGTCCGAGAATTCCCGTCGACGATTGCTTCGCTCTCACAAGCGCTTTGGTGACTTCGGCAGATAGCCCATAGGCAGGGTCAAGGGGATGGTTCTTGTCGTCAGCGACGAATCCCTGAATCAAGACTCGGAATGTATTTTGACTTTTCCCGCTTGTGGTCGAACCGTTGAATGCTTCCGGCGCACGCGGATCTTCCAGCACTGATAACATAGGTAGAGGATCGTTGGCACCGAAGAAGTCGCGCCCGCGGAACACGCGCTCGGTCACACGATCTGCGCTATCCATGAAGTCACCAAGGTCAAAAGTGTAATAGTTGGCAACGGTGATTTCTTTCAGCGCATCGCAGATGCCCTTCATCACTTGAAGGCGGAATGGGTCACCCATTGCTTTTCTCCAGCAGTTCAATTTGGCGATGGAACTCACCGACCATGAAATCTAAAGCTTCGGGGCTCAGTTCTTCATAAACGCCATCACCATCTGTGGCAGCCAGCAGCGCCTGATCAACAGATGGTCCGTAAAGGAGCCAGAGGTTTTTCCCGATCTCTTTCGGCTTATAGGCGCCGGGCGGCTGACCTCCGTTGGTTCGGACAGCCAAGCCTACGTTGTTGTTCCGCAACCTGATCAAGAAGGCCCGAGGAATTGCCTTAAAGCCGCCACCGGTTTTGACGCGCACGTCGATCTTGTCACCCTTGGGGCGCTGTGATCCTGCCGTTGGCACCTTCTGTTTTGCGAATCGTGCAAGTGAAGTCGCAGCGTCTCGCCCCTCGATCGAGCCGAACAGTGATCCGTTGCGAGCACGCTGTCGAACCCACAGTCGCTTGGTCGCTGGCCCAAGGTAGGACGCAGGAAAGGCCACCTGGTCCAGCACGGCGCGGGCGGCACGGGTGCGAGTACGATCCAAAGTCTTGTTAATGGATCGGGTAATGGCAGTTTCGATGTTGACAGGAAGATTGCCGGCCGCATCCGCGAACTTTTCCAAGCCTTCCAGAATGATCACGGAATCCTGATTCATGTCAGCACGCCGATCCATACGGGGTCGCTGAGATCAAGGTCTACTATCAAGGCAGTCAACTCGGTCTGCGCCACTTCGCTGACTTCAACCCAGATGTAGGTTTCTCGCTCTGGTTTGCTCGGCCCTGTGAAGTAGGCTTCTGTGCTGCTCAAGATCACATAAGCTTTTGACAGCACGCCTTCTGGGACCACAGGCAATTGTGATTTTTGGAAGATGATGCGATCTGCAGTGTCCAACATCGCGGCACCATCGGTTTCAAACTGCGGTCGCTCAACCACTGGCTTGCGATGCACGCGGACGGTAACAGCGACAGGTGTGCCTGTGGCGTGAGTCAAGTAGACAGCCGGAATTTCGAAGTGCCTATGCACGTCGCCCAGCATCGCTCGCTTTTTCTCACGCCACCCAGCCATTGGTCAGTCGATCAAGTTTTTCGAAGCTTTGCCTTTCAGCTTGGCTTCGGCAGCAGCAGCTTCGGCAGCAGCAGCTTCGGCAGCAGCGGCTTCGGCAGCAGCGGCTTCGGCAGCAGCGGCTTCGGCAGCAGCGGCTTCGGCAGCAGCGGCTTCGGCAGCAGCGGCTTCGGCAGCAGCGGCTTCGGCAACAGCGGCTTCGGCAGCAGCGGCTTCGGCAGCAGCGGCTTCGGCAGCAGCGGCTTCGGCAGCAGCGGCTTCGGCAACAGCGGCTTGCAGATCAGGGTTGCTCATTTTGAACAACGCGATCTCGGCGCTGGTGGCCTCACGAATTGCACCCATCAGCAGCATTTCCGCGAAGTTTTTCACATCGGTCACAGGCAGCACAGTGCCAGGTTCGATTGCGATCTGCCGCATGATGATCCGATGCAGACTATATGCAAAATCCATGGGAGTCTCCCTTCTAAGATGAAAAGCGCGCAGCCCCGTTGTGAGGCTGCGCTGTTGGCTTACGGTGCCAGCACGTTGGCCAGCAACGTAGCGTTCGGGTTGATCGGCACCATCAGCGGAGCGGACTCGTGCTGAATGTATTCGACCTCTTGGGGCTTCGGCCCCAGCCAGTTCTGGCCGAAGATTTCCAGCGGCATGTAACTGGCGGCGCGGGACTTGATCGCACCGAACGCCTGGTGACCCATCACGTCTTCAGCAGTGCCGGTGAACAGCATCTGATGCGAACCCAAGTAGCGGGTCGATGCGTTCGTCTGCGGATCGAGGTAGGTCGAGTTGTCCACCCACAGTTCGATGATCTGGCCAGAAGCGCCGCCGACGCCGATGGTCCCAACACGGAACACTTTCTGACCCGCAGCCGTGTAAAGCCCACGCTCATATTCCAACACAGGCTTTGAACTGTAGTTCATATCCAGCAACGCTTTGAACTCAGCGTTCGCACGCATCGCTTTCCAGACGTTCGCGCCCATGGTCACACGAACCGGGACTGCGCCAAAGGCCGTCACGGACATGGTGTCGATCACCAGTTGCAGGAAGTCCAGAATGGACACACCAACATCACCGAAGCGGTCACCTGGGCCAAGCGTGATTGTGTGCCCAGCGTCACGCTGGAAGTCCACCAGGGTCGAAGGGTATTCATCCCCGACCAAAGTGATCTTGCCATCACGCAACGCCACAGCCGCCATGTAGTTGTGCGTGCGCTTGATGGCACGAACATGCGAGGAAGTCATCGCAGCCCGGATCAAGTCGAGGCGCTGCATGGGGGTGATCAAATCCAGGCGCACTTGGCTCATGTTCGAGTCGATACCAACGCGCCGGGTCAGGGGCATCAGAGGGTCGATCTCGTCATGCACCTTCACATAGGCAGGCTTGAACCGATAAGCAGTCGAACTGTCGTCATAGACCGACCGGCCCCGCCCTTCAGGCAACACGAACGGCGCCAGTTTGCGGTTCAGAATCGGCATCTTTTCGAAGTCGATATAACCGGTCGCATCGGTCTCGACGGTTTTGGTGAACCACTGCATCCAGTAGAGGGGATCTTCCTCCACATGGCGCATCACACCCAAGAAGGTGTTGGTGTCCCAAAGTTCATAGTTCACAGAAGTCGAAGGCATGGTGTGGGCTCCTTTCCGTTATGCGCCGCGAACAGCGACGATGATGTTGGTAGGGGTAGGAGCGTCACGGAATGCCGCTTCTTTCTTCGCGTTGGTGTCGTAAGAACCGTGCCAGATCAGCGCGTCACGGTTGAAGCAGCCCGAATACCAGACAGGAGCGCCCAACGTGCCAGTTGCACCGAGGGTGGCAGACTGCGCCAGAACGCCAATGGGTTTCACGCCGCCAAGGTTCCGCCCGCCCGCCAACGTCGCGGCGCCGAACGAAGTACCAGTGCCCGCTTCCGTGGTGACAACATCGTTACCGTTCGGACCTAGTTCCTTGGCCGTGATCGTCACCACGCCAACCGCAGACGAAGCGGTGACAGACGGATGGGATACAGTGTCCGCTCCGTAGGTCGTGCCAGCACCAGCGGCGCCATTGATTGCGGCAACCAAGTTGGCAGCAGACGCCGTGACGGAAGCGCCAATCAGCACCTGGTTTGCAGCAGTCAGTGCTGCAACGAGCGTGTAGGTCCGCGTGCCGATGGTGATGGTGTCTGCAGCCGTGCCTACGCCCGAGAACGTCAGAGTGCCAGTTGCAGCGGCCGCAGCCGCACCATAGGTCGCCAGTGCCAGTTTGCCGGCAGCATCCAGACCAACGACTGAAAACTGCGCGAACGAAGTATTGATCGCCATCGGGAAGCTGAACGCCTGTTGCAGTTCTGGATGCTGACCAGCAAGCAGATAGTTTTGCAGATAACTGTCCATGACCTCAAAGGAGGCACGGCCCAAATCAGCATAGGGTGGGGTGATGGTTGCCATTGGTACTTACTCCTTCTTGGCTTTGAAACCGTCGATGCCGAACTCCCGAAGGTTGCTCAGCACGCTCGACTTGGCGTCGGTCTTGTCGTCCTCGTCGTCGTCGCCCGCTGTGATACCGGGTTGCTCAGTCCCAGCCATCGCTGCTTTGAGCATTCCTTTCGGAGCCCCTGCGGTGGCCGTGGTCTGCTTGTCGCCAGCAGATGCAACCGCCTTTTCTTCCGGTAGCTTGGCTAGTTCGATGGCAGCAGCTTCGGCGGTGATGCCCAGATTGACCATCATCCGGGCGGCGCTCGGGCGGGTCTTGGCCAGATCGGAATCCAGAATGGTGGAAATCCGGGTGCGTTCGTCGGTGACGCCGAGGGTCTTGCCTTCGCTCACACCTTCCGCTTTCGCGGTCGCGGTCGCAGCAGCAACAGCCGTTGCAACCTGCGCTTCAACTTGGGCCTGCGTGATATTGTCGGCCATTTCGTCCTCTCCTTCAGAGTTGATTGTGGCCACGAAGGCCGTGATTGCGTCGTCAAAAGTGCCAATTGCATCGGCCAACCCGTTTTCGATCGCCTCTTGCGCCATGAACGTCAGAGCATTGGTTTTATCGACCGCCACTTCGCTCATTCCGCGGTTCCGTGCCACAATGGCCACGAACTGATTGTGGAACTCATCCACGCGAGCCTGAATGCGCTCTTGGGCATCCTTGCTCAAAATCTCATAGGGGTTACCTTCCATCTTTCCAGGCTTCGACCTGATAATAGTGGTCTTGTATCCCGCGTTCGCCAGCATCTCGGAATATTCCATGTGGATAACAACCACACCGATAGATCCCACCCCACCCGTCCGCGCCACGGTGATGCTGTCAGCGACAGAGGCGATGCTGTAGGCAGCCGAGTAAGCATGTTCGCAGGCAAAGGATTGGATAGGCTTGCGCCCGCGCACCGCGAATATTTTGTCAACCAGTGCGAAGTTGCCGGAAACCAGCCCGCCGCCAGAGTCGATCACCAGAGCGATACCCTTCACATCCGAGTCGTCCATGCCACGCTTGACGGCTTCCCAGATGTATTCGTAGCCGGTGGCGTAAGCGCCATAGGCGTAGGGGAAGTTGTTCAGCAGCACGCCTTTGACCGGGACATGCAGAATGCCATCTTTGACTTTGTACGGCCGGTAGTAGGACCGATAGTCATCTGTGCTGAACCAGAAGTCGTTGTCGTTCGCCGTTTCGATCTTGGCGAATTCCGCCGAGGCTTCCTCAACTTTGGACAAGCAGGCTTCCAACCACGCGCTGCGGCCTTCTTCGATCAGCGCAGGCTGATCATTGAACTGCGCCATCAGATGATTCATTTTATGCGACATTCTTCTCCCTTTCTTTTCCGGTTAGGGAGTTCTGCATGTCCTGGGTGTTCGGGTCGGTGTAGATGGACGGTATCTTCAAATCTGTATCCATTGCCAGTTCGCGCTTGATCTGCCGCTTGATCTGCCGCCAGTCGCCGCCCGACATTTTCGCAATTTCAACTTCCTGCGTGGACAAGCCGTTTTTCATCCGCAGAATTGCTGCCTGCGTCTCTTTCAACGGGTCGATCTGTCCCTGCCCCGCACCGATCCACGCAGCCTCACAATAGGCGTCGATGTTCTGCGACTCGTAGAAGTTTGGCATGTTGCGGCGCTTGAAGCATTCCAGATCGGCATAGTTGACGGCTTCTTCCATCCACAGCCGATAAACGAAGTTCGCGGTGCCATCGGCCACGAGGCGTTTCTTGGGCAACATGCCACGCAGCGACTCGCCAATGCTGGCACGGGCCGACGAGTAGTTCGTCTTCGTGTAGTCGCGCGAAAGCTGCTCGTAAGAGACCCCGAGGCTGGTTGCGATGTGGCGCAGCAGCGATGCTTCGAATTGCTCACCCAAGGGGCTTTGCGCGCCGGGGTTTTGAATTTTCAGATGGGTGTTCGGCAGGAAGACGGGGATCTTCGCGCCTTCCATATGGATGTTACGGGCGCTGTCTTGGTAAGCAGCCTGCATCTCCAGAAACTTCTGGATACCATCCACATAAGGGTTTTCAGATGTCTGACCGGCGCCCATGGACAGGGCAGCTTCGCCCGGAATATCAGTTTCGATGGTGGCAGCATAAGTCGCGCCGATCACGGCACGCTGCAATTCGGTCTTGCGGAAATGCTTCAGCATCCGCATTTCGCTAAGAGCAGTCACCATCCCAGCTACGCCGCGCGTCTGATCCGGCCGCAGGCTTTCGTAGATGTGCAGAACCTGCTGTCGACCCCAAGGGTTGAACCGCTTCACCCGTTTCCAAGTGGGCAAGCCAAAGTTGCCGTAGGTCAGCCGCACGTCATTCGGATGCTCTGTGCGAATGTGATATGCGATTGGGGCACCGCGCTTCGTGCGCTCAACACCCGAACGAATCCGCTGAGTGTAGGCGAAATCCAACCCTTGCGGTGTGCTCAGGCGATCCGCGTCAATCATCATCATGTTCGAGGCAAACGGGCGTCCATCATCGTCCCATTCAGCAGTGCCCAGCACCTCGCCACCAGAGACATGGGTGCCGACAGCAAGCCGTATCAAACCTGTCAGCGTGTTGACGCGTTGCGCATCCGGCCAGCACATCGGGCTTTCAGCCCAGAAGCCGAAACGGGTTTCGATTTCTTCCTGCGCCTCGGATTCCCAGTCCTCATCAATTTTGCCAAACAGGATCTTGCTGTTGGGCTTCGCATTGAGGCGATACTGCTCACCAACGATGGTGTCTTTGTGGGTCGCAGCGCCGCCCGCCACATAGGCATCGTTGCGCTGCATGTCGCGCACACGGGCGTCCAGACGCGGTTTCTCATAGAGCATGTCACCGTCAGCGGAACGTAGCGGCGGTGCCCATGTCGCAAGTTGATCATGGACGCTCGACCCATCATAAGCTACTCCGCCACCGGCCACTGCCATAACCGGTGGCGGAGCAATCGCATCAGCCGTGGTCAGGGAGACACCATCCAGAGGGCCGAGCAGATGGGAGAGATCGGTGCTCATGAGAAAATCGGTCGCAAAGGACGAACCGCTGCGGTCGTCGTGCCAGCGATCTGCTGCTTGAGCCACTGGATATACGCCCAAAGCCGAGACGCATTTGCTGCGGTGTAGCGCGCACGTTCCCCGTTCGCGTCCTGCGCTTCCACCATCGACTTGCCAGTTTGCAGGTCGTGATAGGCTGCTTCAGCCTCGACCAGCCACGCTTGCATTTGTTCGACGGTCGCCATGTGAGAACGGTCCTGTGAGCAATCCTATTGCAGGAATACATCAGTCACGTTTCACTTGCAAGTATTGCTTGATTTTCAATCTGTTAGTGAAACTCTAGCCTAGCTTCTTGGCCAGTTCTTCCATCGTGAGGCGTTTCACCTTCACCGGTTCTGTGGGCGGTGCATCCTCGTAACTCGGCAAGAACACATGATCGTTGCCGTCCCACTCGGCTGCCCAAGATGGAACATTGGTTTCTTCATCCCATCCAATCCGATGGAACTGGATATTGTCGAAGGGCGAGTCCACTTCCACCGGCCGCATCGCTAGTGCCAAGGCATAAGCGGTCAAGTCAAAGGATTCATTGCGGCGGCTGCCGATCTTCTTCCAACCTTTCGCATCTCTGATTTCGTTTGTCATCTGCTTGAAGAACCACCCAGGCATCCAATTCGGGTAGCGCAGCATCCCGCCGCCAGCATCGTCCTCCGACTTGACCCTCCTCGCCATGAACCCGGCCACGCCGTCTTTGGCAATCGTTGAGCCAACGTGAATGCGGGGAATTGCACCGCGCACCAGCGCGTGTTTCGAATTCGCACCAGCTTCCGTGATGCTGGTCTTGGCGATGGGCCAGTTCGGCGTCGGTTCACCTTTGGTGATCGCGAACTTCCGGTGGCTTCCATCGCCAAGTTCTTTTAGGCGCAACCAGAAACGATAAGCTTGCGTGGTGACGCCTTCTTGTCCGTAACCGTCAACTGAGCACATCTTGACGCGCATCCGGCGTCCTGATCCATCAGCCAGTTCGTAGGTCCGCTTGAAGCATTGCTCGTAGAGCATGTCCCAATCTTCGGGAAAGGCTCGGGGATCGACGGGCAGGTTCTTGCCATCACCATCCAGCCGGTCTGACGAAGTGATCTTGAATCCGTCGATCACCACCATATCGCCGTTCGGCATGAAGCCGGTCGTCTGGCAGACAAAGCCATCGCCTTGCACGTCAACCGTGATCAGGATGAATCGCACGCCCTCTGGTACCGTGGGATTGTCTTTGGTCGATCCCCAATCTTCAACCTTCTCTTTCAGGTCTTCCGGGTTCCGGTCAGACAGTCGCGCCTTAGAAATGTAATAGGAACCATTGTCGGTGGTCGTCCACTTGCGCAGCGGGCCTTCATCTCTAGTCGCCTCAAATGCGCGGCTGGCCGTGAGATATGATGCCACCAACTCGCCCCAGGTGTAGTATCCGGCGGCCGGCCCCTTGAGCCAAAAGCTTGCAATCTTGCTGCGGCGCATCTTCTGCCCAGAGATCGGCACCATCTCCCCTTTGGCGTTGATGTAGGCACCCTGCGGCACCCAGCGGCCGCGAGCGTTAAGCCCTTCCTTGGCTGCTGGCGGAATTGGTTTGCCGCAGCAAGGGCACTCCAGATAGACCGCTTCGGCAGCTTCTGTGATGTCCTCAATATCCTGCCAGCCTTTCAGCAGATCAAAGGTGCCTTCGAACCATTGGAGGCAATCATCATGGACGCACTGCCACATCCAGAGCCGCCGATCGCCGCGGTTGTAGAGTTCGAAGATTCCAGTCGAAGGTGGTGCCTCGTGTGGGTGGGTCGGGCGCCACTTCGGATCTTCCATTTCCTTGTCGGGGTTCGGGCTGCTCTCAGCAGCGCACATGCCACGCCGCCCCTTGGTTCGCGTCCGTACTGAGCCGAGATCGTAGGGGTTGGAGGATTCAACCGCATCATCGGGAATCCGGTCATAGTCCATAAAGCCGACCTTACCCACGGTGATGGCCGAGAGGTTCGATGCGGTCGGGAAGGTCAAGTTGAAGCGCATCCCAGATTTGAATTGCTTGTCGAATGTGTTGTCGAATTGCCTCGCTGTCATCTGACGAGCGCGAACGTCAGTTGAGGCAATCAGAAAGCGATCAAATTCTCCCTTGGACCATTTTCGACCGTTCTTCATGTCATTGTGAACAATCAGCATGTCGTCCGGGTCGTTCATTACCGTGTGGGTTGTCCAGTTCAGAAAAATCACGGACTTCCCTGTTCTCGCCGGCCCCACGAAAATCATGCCCGTATGATCAAGGCTGGTGAGCGTGTCCTGGGGTTCGGCGATGTAGGGTGTCTTGCGCAGGGACCAATGCACTGTGCGACCGCCACCGTCACCGAGCATGGTGTATTTCATCGCGGACTCGGTGACCGTCAGCCGCTCGTTGGGCACGAAGTCGCTGGCCACTTTGGCAAGCAAGCCCTCCAGCGTGCGGAAGGGCGCGCGGTCTAACGTCTCCTGCATCGAGGGGGCTTTGGTGACCTTCTTAGATTTCTGTGTGGTCGTCACTTCAGAAGCTCCGCAAGGTTGCTACCCGAAAGCAAAACCAGCGGCGCGTCACCCTTCACATAAAGCGGGTGGCGCGGGCTTCCATGCTTAGTTTTTCCCAAACATTTCAAACGCGATCCACAAATCTCAATCACATCAATTGCACGATAGTTCGCCATTGCGTGCGCGCCCCATGCGCCGACGAGGGGTCCGTCAATCCGTTCAACGAGGTTTTGAATGAAGTGGTCATTCTCCGGTCCAACGGGGTCTTCAGTTCCGAACAAATTTTCAGGGTTGGTGGACCTGAGAGCGAACAGATTGGCGACCATGATCGAACCGCAGTTTTCGCGCTTTGCAAATTGAATGCAGCGGCGAATTGTGGGGTCGTCGGCTTCAGCATCAGCAGTGCTTGGGTTCAACATGATGAAACCCATAGTCGGCCCGTCAGACCATCGGCGCGTCAAGCGGTAACGATACAACCCACAGTTTGAAATGATTGCATCCGACTTCATTCCCCACCTGCCTCATCATAACCATCCAGCCGCGCGTCAGAAATTTCGTCCATGATCGTGTGACCCATCGACGCCGTGGCGAACTGCTTCGGCTTGTCAACCAAGGCGTCTTTCACGCGCACCATCAGCAGATTCACCTGATCGGTGATCCAGTTGTATTGCTCGTTTGACAGCGTGTCCTTGTCGGGCATGTCCTCGACCCAGTTCTGAGTCTCGCTCTTGATCATCATCAAAACACGGCCGAGCAGCGCCATCACATCGTCGTCGTGCCACAGTTGACCGGCTTTCTGCATCGCGCGGATGCGCCCGTTCATGGAATCCCAGAACGCCTTGGAAACCTGCGGCGGTAAGCTGGCTTGGTTCTGCTGGGCGAACCAGTCTTCGATGTCACCTTTGGGCGGCACCAGATAGGTCATGGCCGTCATCAGATCGTACATGGGATGCTGCTTGCCCTGATGCGTGGTCCAGGATGCAACGGGGCACTTCTCCAGACGCTTTTGTATCTGGCGCGGTTGTTTACCGAGCATTGACGCCAAGAAGGTCGCACCGACCGGCTGCCGGAACACGCTGTAATGCGGCATGGTCATGCTCATCGCAGCTTCTTCGGCGTCACGGGCACGCAGCGCTGCTTCTTCGCGCGTCGGGCGTCCGAGCTTCTGGCGCGGCGCGTCTTCGCCAAGCAGGTTCGACAGGTCAGTTGGCAAGGGTTTCTTCCATCCACTTGTCAACGACTTCAAGCGGCCACACCGCAACCCGGTGCGAGAGGCGCTTCGGCGCTGGAAAACGACCGTCCCTGATCCTGCGATGGATTTCCGTCTTCGACAGGGCGGTCTTCACCACCAAGTCTTTCATCCTAAGAAACTGTCCGTCGCTCATTGATGCGCCCCCATGTGGGCCAATGAGTATCACATTTCGCGTGACATTCAACTACGAATCACGCTATGAAGATCAGGTGAAGTGCAGAGGGATTGAGGCGATGGGCCAAAACCTCGAACTGTAGCCAAGGAGCCAGCCATGAAGCTGTAACCCGCCTGTAGTTGAACAAACGTTGAAAATCGGCTTTGAGACTAAAACGAGGGGCGCGTCTCGGGTAACGCGCAACAAGTTACGAACCGTGGCGGACCTTATGGTTGCAGGTTCATCATGGGAATAGGCCACAGATACCCATGGCTTAAAGGCTGAAGTGACAAAACGCGGCTTGACGACGCCAGTAGCAGCCCAACCGTCTGCGTGGTCCCGGAAATACGGGACAACCGCTTTCTGGCGGTGCATCATTGGAGAAATTGGGCATAGTTTCTCTGTAATACCAATGCCAAGGTTTTGATGCACCCCCTGAGCGCGGAAAACGACACTTAGTAAGCGGGCCTGACACCACGCAGAGAAGTGAAGGGTGATCGCCGTGCTCTCCATATCCCTCCATGGGATGACTGCCCTGTCAAACTGGCTCCTGCTTCGGCGGGAGCCTTTTTATGAGAGGGTGTTGTGCCGAAAAGAGTAGATTTCACGGGTCAAGTAATTGGCGAAGTTCGTGTGGTAACTTACCTTGGCGAATACAAGTACGCTTGCGTTTGCTCATGTGGGGAAACCTATACGGCCAACTATCAGCATCTCACAAAATCGTTGAATCCAAACTGCGGATGTACCCCGCAAACACGGAAACCAAGAATAGATCTTTCTGGAAAGCGTTTCGGAAAGTTACAGGTGCTATCCTACGCGAAACGCAGCAATTGGCGGTGCCTGTGTGACTGCGGCAAAGAAACCATTGTGAACAGTCAAAACCTAAAGAAAGGCGCCACTAAGTCATGTGGCTGCGGACGCGGTTTATTTGACTTAAATGGAATGAAATTCGGTAGATGGACGGTTTTATCAAAGGTAACCGTTGCCGAACGGAAAACTTACTATGGAAGTAAATATCTATGCCAGTGCGAATGTGGCACAATAAGAGAAGTTTATGCAAGTGCTCTAAATAAGATCGAAGGCGCTGCCGGCAGATCAGCAAGTTGTGGCTGTCTAATGCGCGAAATAGTTACGAAAATGAGAACTACCCACGGCAAAACCAACACTTCACAATTTCAAATGTGGCAGAACGCCAAAAACAGAGCTAAAGCGAAGAAACTGCCGTTCACAATATCCGTGGATGATATTGTTACGCCAGCGACCTGCCCCCTCCTTGGTATTCCGCTGCTCGCATCGAAAGTAAAAAAGAATCCTGGTAGCCCAAGCTTGGACCGAATCTTACCTCATCGGGGCTATGTCAAAGGCAACATTCAAGTAATTTCAGATAAAGCAAACACGATAAAAAATAATTCATCGTTCGTGGATTTTGAAAAAATTTACCTCAATTGGAAAGCTACTATTAGCAGAACTGATCTCAGTGAACTGCTACGATAAGAAAAGTGTCAAATCAGTTTTAGACTTTTGACCTGCAACTATGTCTAACCTGTTTGACCACCAAGTCATAAGTGCTACTCTTTGCGGCCACCATTCGGCCGCGTTATAGGCTGACCTGACTCTATCCAAAGGAACATGGGCCAACTGGCGTTCGATCCAGTCTGACTGCCACAACCCACTTTCGTTAAGAACCGTAGAGGCTAATCCCCGAAAACCGTGAACGGTAGTTTTAGCCCCGCTGCTGTGCGGCCCGTAACCGAGGTCCGTCAAAAAATAGAGCAAGCAATTGTTCGACACCGGCTTCTTGTTGCTGACGAAACCGGGCAAGATCCACGGGCTGCCGTCTGACAGATCGCGCAGCCGGCGCAGCAGATCCTGCGACTGCCGTGTCAGCGGAACCATGTGGGTCTTGCCCATCTTCATCCGTTCGCCGGGAATCGTCCACACGTCGCCGTCGATCTCATCCCACCGGCCAAACTGGATTTCATTCGGACGCACGAAGGTATGGACGACCAACTCCAGCGCCAGTTGGGTTCGACCTGCACCGCTGGCACGCAGGCGCCGGAAGAACTCGGGAAGTTCACTTTCGGCCAGCTTGGCGCGGTGCTTCACATCCGGCATCGGTTTCAAGGCGGGCTTGAGATCGGCAGCCGGGTTGAATTTGATCAGCCCCTCGGCAATGGCATATCGGAAGATTGTGTTGACCATCTCGCAGATGCGCTTGGCCGTGTAGATCGCTTCCCGATCCTCGATCGCCCGCAGCAGCTTCAAAATTTCAGGCGGTTCGATTTGGTCGATAGGACGTGACCCGAGAACCGGCAGAATGTCATCCTCGATCCGAGACCAGAAGCGGGCGCTGTAAGAGGTCTTCCATTTAGCCTGGTTGTCGGCGAACCAGCGACGGGCGATTTGGTCGAAGCTCTGCAATGCTGCTGCTTTCGCCCCAGGGTCTTTCCCCTCGCGTAGCATCATCTTGATGCGCTCCCGTTCAGCCCGCGCCTCGCCCAGCGATGTCGCCGGATACTTCCCCAAGGCAGCGGTGCGGCGCTTGCCGGCGTAGGTGTAGTCCATGCGCCACAGCCGACTGCCGTTGATCTGCACGAGCAGGTAGAGCCCCGCAGCGTCGGTGATCTTGTGGGGCTTGTCGGTCGGCTTGGCGGTGCGGCAGGCGGCGTCAGTTAGGGGCATTTAGAACTTTCGCAGGTTCCAAATTATCTGAACACAGTTCCAGATGATACCAATGCCGAAAACGATCTGAACAAAGACACACATCATTGTGGCCATGTTGATAATTTCTACAACTTCCATCTTCCGTTTCCTTTTTGCTCGGCTTGGCAGTGCGGCAGGCGGCGTCACTTAGGGGCATTGCGACTTCACCTCGGGATGATAGATGATCGTCGCGTTCATCTCGGTTGCCGTGCGAGTCAGTGCATCGAACATTGTTTCATCGCGGTATTGAACGAAGCCGGTCAAGGGTTCCTTGCGACCATCGACATAAACCACAGTCAAGCCGTCCAAGCCGACGCTCGCCAGAGGGATGCCCGTGTGCTTAAACTCTGGAATTTCCATCTTCCCATCTCCCACTACGGTATCGCCGAGCGACTACCGTGAAATCTACCGTGAATTTTCTGGGACACATGGGTTCCCACCGGCACCTATAATCTAGGCCATCCGTTGAAAAACCTCAAGAAAAATACTCATTGGCACTCACCCCTTGCCGGATTGGTGCGGATAAAAGCAACCACTTATCATTTGAAATCAACGCGGTAGACGGGTCGATGCCGTAAATGATACCGTAAAATAGTTGGGACGCATGGGTTCTTATGGGCACTTATGCAGCGAATCAAGCAAGCAAAGTTGCCCGACGGGGAACGACACCTCGCCCAAGCGGGGGACCGTACTTCATGCTGTGTTCCATCTGCGCCGCCATGATACGAGGGTCTTCACCAAACCGTTTCTCGCGCACATAGGCATGGATGCAGGAATACCGATCCCTAGAGACATCGCGCCAGGAGAAGTTCGGAATTTCCTTTCGGAACATGCACCATTCGCCATCAAGACCATCCCAGTATTCCCGCTCCTTGTGAACGCAGTAAGACAAGACAATCGGATAGGCTGTGCCGTTCCAAACGCCAACATGCGCGACCGTTGCCGAGATCATATAGGGTTGAAACGGTCGCACCCAATCTTCGAAGTATAGGAACGATACATTATCGCCCACTTCGAGAAACGGTGCCCTTGGGGGTGCCCCGATAGCAGACAGTGGGATGACAGCAAGCGCGCCGCCGGCAACCAAAAACTCACGACGACTCAGCATTTAGGTCTCCCTGTTTCTCGGTCAAAAGCTCAGCAATCCGGCAGGATAGTTCGCCATTCCCACCGCTATCTTCATTCAACAATGACGGGCATTCACCGACGACCATTGCGTGAAGTTCTCTCAACGCATCAGTCAGTGCATTGATCTTAGCGCAACGTGTACGATTGCTAGCCCAAGCTTGTTCCAGAGCTATTTTGCAACCGGCCAATTCTGACCGCACTTTTGCCCCCGCTTCCATCACGCCGCCACCAGCCACACATGCAGCGGGTCGACCCACTGCCGCAGCATCCGATAAATCCGCTCCAGCCCCGCAGGCTCAGGATGCGAGCGCACCCATATGCCCGTGCTCGGGTTGAAGTTGTCCCTGAACCACTCGTCGAGATCCGGCCGCATGGTGCTGCGTTCCAGATCGACCTTTCGCGCCGTGTGATCGAACACGGCATCGGTGACGAGTGAGTCGTCGTGGACCTCATAGGCCCAAGCGTAGACCGCGACCCGGATGCGGAGTTGAGTTTCTTCGCAGACGCCGATCATCAGATTCGCCCCCGATTGTAATCATCCCAACGCTCTTGCCAGTATTCCTCCATCTCGTCGAAGCAAGGCGAGCAACTGATCATCCAGTTGGAGTCCTCATCGACGTAGGCGGTATTCATGCGCCGCCGCGCAACAGTGGTAGCTTCTTTTTCACAGCATGGACACTTCATGCGGCACACATCCAAATCACCATTGCATCGGTCTGCACCGGCACCGCGTCGATGATTATCCCGTCCAGTTCGGCCAGATGCCGGTCGAGGCGTCGCCCGATCCAGGTGACGCAGGGCACGGCCCAACTGTTGCCGACTTGCTTGTAGCGGGGTCCATCAGCAGCCATTCCCTTGCCGACTGGTACTAGGGTCCAATTTTTAGGAAAGCCCTGGAGTGATTCACATTCTTCGGGCATCAAACGCCGCACCGCCATTTCGGTCGAAGCTATGATCGGCTGCCCGCGACCCGTGCCGTCCTCTGAACCATCGAATCCTTCTGCCTTCAGCGTGTGAGTGATGTCGCCAGTCACGCAGACAGCCAGTTGCCCGCCGCCGTTTACATGTGACCCGGAATGGTTCATCGCCCGCATCGTCGGTGCCAGATCAGCCGTCTCATCATTGCCGTAGTCCTTCGACGAGAACGCCAGCACATGCGGCTTGTCACCACCACCACCACTCGCCCGAAGAGTCCCGGCCACCTCGTCACCCAGTTCCGCCGTGCCGCCGCCTTCCCTGCCGCGCAGAGCGACTGATATGGCGACTGCTGGCGGATGGTTGCCCGCGGCCAAGCTGAAGCAGGGGTCACCCCACTGCGGGTTGCTGCCGTTCTCGGGGCTGGTGATCTGCGTCGTGTTGAAGGGAAGAACGGCAACCGCGTGCTGCTTTGAGGATTGCAGCGTGAACATCGGATCACCATCACTGCCAATGCCAATGCCAGCGCGCGGGTCGGTGGTGCTGTTTCCGGTTCGCGCACCAGCTTCCAGAATCGGGATGACAGGTTGCAACACTGCAGGGAAGCGGTTCTTTTCAGGCATCGTTTGGCCCTTGTGCAGCACCGCGTCGAGCGTCTGGCTGATGGGCGAACCGTCCCACCATTGCGGGGCTAGATCAGCAGCGCCGGCCACCTGGTGACCGGCGTACACCGATTGCATGGTGGCCTTGTTGAATCCACACTCGGTATCCAGAGCACCGACTAATTCAGCAGCGCCATCCAATCCGCTTCCGACAAGATATGCTCCCCGCTGGCTGAACAGTTCTTGGTTGCTTTGTCCAATTCCACCTGTGTTGAAGGACTGGTTGAGACTGGGATGGGGGTTGGCGGGGTTGTCCCAGTGACTGCCGCGGTAAGCGCCTTCATCAGAGGTTCCGGCAACGCTTTCCCCCGCGTCTCTGCTCGGCGCAGAATCCCGGCGCAGGCCGTCGAACTCAAGTAATACGACTTGGGGATCAAACCCCTCACGAGCACTTGCGACAAGGAACACACGCTCGCGTCGTTGGGCCAAACCGAAATATTGGGCATCGCTGGATCGCCAACCGACTGTCCTGCGGGGTCCAGCAACAGCACCTGCACTTGGCCACTTTGCCACATGCTCACTGGTTTCTTTTTTCCATGTCCAATGGGCAGAGGACCGTCCCTGTTCAGGTCGTGGACCCGGTTCGACGGGATATTCCACACCCACGAGTGCTGCGAGAAAATGTCCGAATGCGTTACCGCTGTCGCTTCTGACACCTGGAACGTTTTCCCAGAAGACAACACAAGGCTGCTGTCCGCGAGCAGCGCGGCGATCGTCGATGGCATTGGCAAGTTCCACGAATGAGAGTGTCAATTGGCCGCGAGGGTCACTCAAACCGCCGCGCAGCCCCGCGATCGAAAACCCTTGGCACGGCGTACCTCCGCAAAGGATATCCGGTGCTTCGGCAGCACCAGTTCGCACAGCTTCCGGCAGCCGGGTCATATCGCCCCAGTTGACGATTCTGTCGCCCCACTGGATGCGCTTCAGCGATTTCTCTGTACCTTCCATTGGAAAGCGTGGCGCAGTCGCGCCGAGACGATGTGCCAAAACCGCAGACGCAGAAACATCAACTTCTGCCAGCCAAGCAGCCTCCCAACCAATGGAGTGCCATGCAACGCTCGCCGCTTCAATTCCCGAACACACCGAACCGAACCGCATCCAAAACTCCCCAAAACAGAGCCTCAGACTACCCGTTCAAAGTGAAACTGTAAACGTTAAAAGTGAAACTCAGAGTCTTTCTGCAAAAGTCCGTATCTGTTTCCACCCATTGGATTTTTCCACTTCGAACGTCCCACCCTTGCGTTTTCCTTGCACTTCGACCTGCTCCCAATCCAATTCAAAGAATTCGCACTGGAGCGGTCCCACCAGTAAGACGGCGATTAGAATCGTCGCACGAGCTTCAACGGGAACAGATACTGTCCAGTCCTCGCCAGCGAGTCGTCCGGTCACCACATGAAAGGCATACTGCGCACCCTTGATGATTGCATAGAGGTCTATCTTCTCCTGCGCTGCCCTCACATCATCATCACGCGGAAACGCAGGATGAGCGCCGCACATTCCAACAAATCCTGCTACAACGTTGACTGCTCCATCGGCGGATGCGTTGCGAACTCGCTTCTGTTTTTCATTCAGATCAGGCGATTTCCCTATGGAAAGCCAAGCCTCATCGACCTTCAACACTTGTGCGAGAGTCGAAAGCGTCTTGAAGCGCGGACGCGCTTCTCCAGCGAACCACTTTCGCACGGTTTCCTGTGTCACCACCTGACCCGACTTCTTTTCGATCTGGGCAACGAACCAGCCCAGACGCCCATAATTGGGCGGCGGTACATCTGGGTTTCCGTCACAAGCTTGGGCCATGCGAACGGCGAAATCTGGATGCGTTACCTTGTCAATTTTGGCCATCAACTTCATCCTTTTACTCTGAGTTACAGTTCACGAGGATGAAGTATTAACTCTTAATGTGAAAATCAACATTTATAGAGAAAATTTTGAATTATGCGATCCTGAGTTGCACCTTTCTCTTGCAACACGTCCAATGCGCGTTCATCATAGGTGCCTTCAGCAATGATGGGATAAATCAGCACTTGCTTCGTTTGTCCAGCGCGAGGCAGCCGCATGTTGGCCTGCTGCCACAGTTCCAGCGACCAGGTGAGATCGAACCATGCCGCGAGGTGCCCTCCATACTGGAGGTTTGTGCCGTGGCCGATCGAATTATGAGAGACGAACATATCGCCTTGCTTGTTGCGGATCAAGAAGCGATGGCGCGGCCCGCAGTTCACTAGGTCGTAGACATCGGCTCTCCGCTCAACATCAACTCCAGAGAACGCTGTGCCATCAGTCTGCGCCGGCGACCTGTCGCGTTCGGCCCCGTTCCGTACATCGAAGCCTTCGCGTCCCTCACAGCTTCTTCTGCACTCATTCCTTGCTTCATGCGACTGCGCAGACGAGTCTTTGTTATCCCGCTCCGTCGACACACTTCCGCAAGATGAAGATGTTCCCCCTGAAATCCCAGAAGCAGGTTGTTCCGTTTGTTTGACTGTTGTGCGAACGGAGTGACCCAAGTGCAGTTTTCGACACAGTAGTTGCCGTTTACGTCCACTCTTTCCAAAGTGGAAAACTCCCGGTAGTTGGTAGCCATGTCTCTGAAAAAATTCTCGAAAGTTCGCCAGTCCCGCGATACTGAAATGCCTCTGGCGCCGTAGTTCTCCCAATCCTGCGACTTCGGGTTCAGACAGCGATCCTTCATGCCGTTCCAAATCCTGTATATCCGACTGGCGCTCATATGATGATGTTTTTCTGTCTGCAGAGCACAATGTCGGCAGAACTTTCGTCCCGACGAAGTGTGTTTTTTGACATTCTGCATCGTGGTGCAGGACATCGCCCAGCATTCCGAGCATCGCACGATAACGAGCGTCATCTCCCTTGTAGGTGTACTGCGCCCTTTCTCTAGTTGCGTAAGAATTTCCAACACTATCAGCCCTTTCCCATAGATCGTTGACCAGAATCTTGTGATCCGGTGTCATTTCGATACCAAATACGCTGATTACGGGCTTGAAGCCCGAGTACGAACATCCCTCGTGTTCGACAAACTGCTCACCATCGAAGACGCGATCAGTGCTCAGGACATCCGCGATCTTGATCCATCCGCGGAACTCGGTCAAAACTTCTGTCTCACCAGCCAAGCAGGCGGGGTGAGCTGCCAATTTCTTGATCTTTCCCCGATTCCAGTCAGCAACCAGATCACCCTTATACTCGTTGGCAACCACCGCGTCAGGATGGTGCTTCAGGATCATGTCTTTGGTGAATTTGTAGCCGTAGAAGATCAACCAGTTTTCATCCGGCGCCATTTCAAGAAGTTCGTTCAGCGCCTCAATCTTTGCCTCGTGAACGTGCGCCACGCTGCGGTCTTCGCGATAGGCACCACCACCGGCCATCTGCATGAGTTTATTCGCCAGAACGCCTTTCGAGACCGCCTCAACATCGTGGATCTGCGAGTAGAGCGTCTTCTCAAGCTCGCGGTATTCCTCCATCGCTTTGGGCGGCAGCCGCACGCGCATCGGGATGAACTGTGCATCCTCAGACACCTTCTTCGGGGGAATCGTGACGGCAAGGTCGCCCATCTGCGACAGGATGCCTGTTTCAGCATTTCCCTTCGGCGTGATGGTGTGATTGTAAGGGTCTTTGTCGAACCACCGTTTTTCGAAATCGCTCTTGTCGCGTCCGAGCGCGGCACCCTGATCCAGCAGATACGATTGACCCCAGAGCCCTTTCAAATCGCCGGGTGTGCCGGTCAACTCGACGATGCGCTTGATCTTGCGGCGGGCAGTGGTCATCACACCGAAGCGAGTCATGTTGCCGCCCGCTCGCGCCTTGACCACAATCTCGCCGGTTGCCTTGTTGACGGTCTTCACTTTGGTCGGCAGAGTGCGGCCTTCCCCGGCACGGAACCGGGACGACTCGTCGATGATCACCATATCCCAGTACCAGTTTTCGATGGTGCGGATTTGTTTGGCGAGCCACGGTAAGTTTTCGAAGTTGATCGTGGTGATCTCGGCGCGACGGTTGATCGCGCTAATGCGTTCTTCTGCGGTCCCAACCGCGACCGCGCAACTGACGGCTTGTGTCCGCTGCCAGACTTTCAGTTCGTCGGGCCAAGTGTTCATGGCGACAAAGCGGGGGCCGATCATAAGAACGTGCTGCACTGTCAACCGGTTCAGCAAACTGACAGTTCCATCCAGACTACCACCTGTCTTGCCTTGGCTCATGTCAGCAATGATCATCACCGCCTCACGCTCTTGCACGAGGCGGCTGATCAGTTTCTGCCCGTCCCAGAGGTCGTCAGGACTGCGAATGGGCATCAGTTTTGCAGGATTGCCGGGATGGGACGGTCGGCCTGCCCTTGATACTTGCCACGGTACTGCGCCGGTTGCCGCAACTGATGGAACAGAACCTGCGCGATACCAGATCCCGCCACAATTCGAAGCGGTTTCCACCCGTGGTAAATCAACTCAAGAGTCAACCAACCTTCCCATCCGCTTTCGATCACGGTGTTAAAGACCGACAGTTTGCGCCGTGCCCAGGTGCTCTTGTCATGAACCACACCGACCAGATCGTCAGGCATCTGGAAATGTTCAATCGTGGATGCCAACACGAAGCGGCGCAGCGGATGCAGCACCACATCCTGTTTAATGCGAATGTCGTAGCCTGCTTCGCTCAGGCCATAGGAGACACCGTGGAGTCGCATCTTCGCACCCATCATATCCGTGATGGGTGCTGCATTCAGAAGTGCTTGCTGATTGACGATCATTTCAGCCGCACTTGCTGTGGCCGCAGTCGATGCACTGGAAACACCCGGCTTCATGCTTCACGTTCCCCGAAAAGCACTTCGGGCACATCTCGCCACCCTTGCGAGGCTCTGACACCTCGACCTCGTGACCACCATCATCAACCATCGCAGCGCGAGTCTCGGCGATATAGCCGATCGCAATCATGTGCCGCTCGATCACCCCACCAATGGCAGCCAATACCGAAGGAATGTATTTCCCCTCGACCCATGCACCACCCTTCGGATCGAAGACGGCTTTCAGTTCTTCCGCGACGAAGCGACTGTCATGCGGGCGACGGAAGACCGCGGAGATCATGCGAGTCAGAGCCACCGTCCAGGCGAAATGCTCCATGTTCTTGGAATTGATGAACACCTCGAACGGCCGACGCTGACCGTTCTCCACAATGTCGCTGATGGTGACGTATATCGCGTGGTCGCTCAACGGCCACTTGATCTTGTAGGTTGCGCCGTCTAGCGCGTCGGGGCGTGCGACGATCTCGCCAACTAGGGGCACCACTTCTTTCTTCGGTGCTTCGGTCACGCTCAGAACCGAACCGGTTACATCATTCGGCCGATAAGTGGTACAGCCTTTGCAGCCAAGTTCATAAGCTCTAAGATACACCGACTTGAAGTCTTCGAAGGTGATATCTTCGGGCAGGTTGATGGTCTTGGAAATGGAACTATCGACCCACTTCTGAACTATACCGGTCATTGCCAAATGCGCTTCGGGGGAAAGATTTTGTGAGGTCACAAAATAATCAGGAAGCAGATCGTTTGACCAGTTCGAAAAGCCGTCGCTGTTGTCGTTCCAAAACTCTCGGTAGGCAGCAACAGCATAATCTTCGACGATTTCTTCACGTTTCGAACCATCGTCCTGCAAGACCTTTCGAACATAGGACAGAGCAAATACAGGTTCGATACCAGAAGAAACGTTACCTGCATAAAGGCTGATGGTGCCGGTCGGTGCAATAGACAACAACAGAGCATTGCGGATGCCGTATTTTGCGATTTCACTTTTAAGGCTGACAGGCAACATGCGACCGGCGAAACGTGGTGCCTTCAAGAACTCATCAGCGTCGAATGTTTGAAAAGAACCTTTTTCGATCGCCAAACCAAGACTGGTATTATAGGCAGCTTCGGCAATCAGGGCCATGACTCGGTCAGTCCAAGCCACAGCAGCCTCTGAGCCGTAAGTCAGGCCGCACATGATCAGGGCGTCAGCCAATCCCGTCACACCCAAGCCAAGTTGCCTGTCGCTTTTGGCTTTCAACATCTGCGCTTCAAGAGGGTAGTTACTCACCTCAATCACGTTGTCCATTGCACGGATCGCAGTTTCAACCACTTCTTCCAACCGATCCATGTCGATCCACGAAGCCTCGGTAAAAGCATTTCGAACGAGCATAGCCAAATTTATCGACCCAAGAAGGCAGGAAGCGTATGGTCCCATTGGCTTCTCTGCGCAAGGGTTAGTGGTGGCAATAGTTTCTATATACCCTATGTTGTGATCAGCATTCACGCGGTCAATGAAAATAACACCAGGTTCAGCAAAGGCATAAGTATTGCCCATGATACGATCCCACAGGTCGCGTGCCTTGATCGTTTTTTCCGAAATCGTTTCCCCATGTCGGTTCTCAAAATGCAACCGCCACGGGGCATCCTCTTTTACCGCGCCCATGAAAGCATCTGTGACCAACACGGAGAGGTTGAACATACGAAGTCGGGCAGGATCTCGCTTTGCTTCAATGAACGCTTCAATATCAGGATGATCGCAACGCATCGTCGCCATCATCGCGCCGCGCCGACTGCCTGCAGACATTATAGTTCTGCACATGGAATCCCAAACGTCCATAAAAGATAATGGTCCTGAAGCATCGGCTGCCACACCCTTCACTTCAGAACCCATGGGGCGAATAGTGCTGAAATCGTAGCCGATCCCACCACCCTGCTGCATGGTCAAGGCAGCTTCCTTCAGATGCGAAAAAATCCCATCCATGGAATCCGGTATTGTGCCCATAGTATAACAGTTCGCAAGCGTGACTGCTCGACCTGTTCCAGCGCCAGAAATGATGCGACCAGCAGGCGAAAACTCGCGGCTCACCATGATGTCGTAGAACTGCTTTTCCCAATGGGTTCGATTAAAAACACCATCTTCCGCAGCAGCCAACGCCTTAGCAACCCGCCGCCAAGTATCATTCATGGTTTGATCAATGGGCGTGCCATCGGCAGCTTTGAAACGATACTTCATATCCCAAATCTGATGGGAAATCTGCGGCAGTTCATCCGTCATGGCAGTCCTCTTTTGATTGATTCTCACTTCATAAGTGAAAACTACATCTTGTTTTCAGATAAAGCAACCAGTGCTACCAGGTGTAGACGATGCAATGTCCTGCGCCACCCGTGCCGCCATTGCCACCAAGGCCGGGGTTCATCCCCACACCCCCGCCGCCAGCACCACCACCGCCCACACCACCGTCACCACCATTAGCACCGCCTACCGATGCTGTAACCGATGTTCCGCCCCCACCGCCTCCGTGACCCGCACGTCCAGAGTTACCGCCGCCGCCCGCACCACCGGCAGTCGGGGCGGCACCGTCCGTGCCAACAGCGCCGCCGCCCGCGCTGACATAGGAACCTGATCGCCCGCCTGCTCCACCAGCGACAACCGTAGGTGTCGCGCTGTGTGATCCACCAGCACCGCCGCCGCCGCCACCCCGGATAGATGATCCGCCATTTGATCCCGCAACGGGCGTGGCCGCAATACCAGCGCCCGCCGCGCCGCCAAACTCCGCGTTTACGTTCGTACCAACTACGACCGTTCCGGTGATACCCTGCCCACCCGCACCGTTTGAGGCAGACGTTGGCAAGCCGCCCGTACCACCGGATGTGCTGCCAGTCCCACCGGCGCCACCCGCACCACCGCCACCCCCGCCACCCGTAGCAAGTGCAGAAATTGCACCGCCTGCACCACCACCGCCGCCGAACGCGGTAAGCCAGTTCCCAAACGAGGTGTTGCCACCAATACCACCCGACCCGCCCGCAGCACCCGCTACGCCCCGGATACCTGCCGCCCCACCCGTGCCGATGGTAACGGCCTCGGTGCTGGATAAATCAGATGCGGCGAACGTGCTCAGCGCATGAGCGCCACCACCGCCCCCACCGCCGCCCTTGGCGACAACGGCAGTTGCAAGCGATGCCCCCGCCCCACCACCGCCGCCAGCCCCAATGGCCTCAACAATCACGATCTTCGGGGTAAAGTTCGTCGGTTTGATCCATGTGCCGCCCACCCCGGAAAATACCTGAATATCAGGATACCCATTGGGGGCGACACCTGATGCAGACCATCCCTTATCCAGCGTGAAAAACACCGCTTGACCAGCAGAGATGACCTCGCGCCATTGGATATGCGCGACAGTGCCGTTGTGCTTGTCGATCGTCACCGTTTGCGGGCTTGCGCCGTTGTTGAAGATCACCAAAGACTTGATCAACCGCTGACCAGCCCCCGGCGCGGCGAGAGCCGTTGTTGTTGTCGCCGTGCTAATCGTCACCTCGCTTGACCCCACTGTCGCCCCCGGCAAGTCGGCGTAGGTAACAGACACATCCGTTGATGACGCCGCAGATGTGGTTACGCGAAGTGTTGTTGAAGCATCATCCAAGATCATATCAAACCACCCATGAAAAAATCGGGCTCGGTGGCTGCCAATCGGCGTCACCGTCCGTCGCGCTGGCCTTGGTCAGCACTTGCCCCGTGGTGCCACCAGCAGGCACGCCAGCGCCGCCGCCCGGCAGGCTGTCACCAGTTGGCAACTCCTGCGTCTGACCTGCAATGGTCACAAGTGGGCGACGTTCTGCCATGACTTACACCAGCAGAATCGACGGGTTGCTTTGGAAGTTCACGGTTGTCGTGCTGGTGGCAAACCCCACGACTTGCACCACGTTACCTGCCGCCGATGGTGCCGCTGCCTGACCCGCTCCAGCCGTGGTAGATAGGAACACTTTGCCAGCGGTTTGGCCGGTCACTTGGGTATTTGTGCCCTCAAAATAAACCGTCGCAGATGCCGCCGATCCGAATGCAGACAACACAAAACCCATAGCCTCTTTTCCCGAGACTGTGGCATCGGCCTTGCGCGCTTTAGCACCAGTGGAGTTCCAGATGTTTACCCAATCTCCAGCAGCAAGTGCTTCACTCGTGGTAATTACCTGCGTATCAGCACTGACACCCACAGGCATCATGGACGAGTCAATGCGACCCGTCCCGTCCAGTTGCGGGATTTTGCCAGCATCCCCAGCGCCCGCCGACGCAACAAGCCCTGAAACCTCTGTCATTTGCCCCGCGACGTTTGCGATGTATTTAGCCATGTCTCAACTCCTATAGATGGTTGGTCGCAGATTTACTGCAATTTTGGTTGCGCTGACCGCTGTGCCAATTTGACGTAACGTACCAATGGGTTCGGTCTGTGTTAATACACCCACATTCCCGACGAAGATCGGCCCACCTGGCGTCCATGTCCAAGTCGGCTCATCCATGACGCCATTGTGAATATAGTCCGCCGGTGTGCCTATAGATGCAGCACCGGCGGTGATCCCGATGGCTAGATCAATGGTCTCTTCAGTGGTGTGAAGGCCCTCTGCGGTGATGACGCGATGTCCACCCAATGCTTCACCGGCGGTGATTGTCTCTTGCGCAGGAGTCCCAGGTTCGCCCCGCAGCCCCCGATTCACGTCCAGCGAGACCGCTACAGTCTGATCCCGCGGAGATGCGATCAGCACCGAAGACTTGCCGCTCGGCTGAAGTTCGACCGTCGCGCGGGTCAGTTTGAGCAGGACCGACATCACCTGACCTCGATCTGGACAGCTTCTAGGGTATCAACCAGATCATCGCCGTTGGAGAAGTAATCCGCATCGCTTCGAGAAATCCGCAGCAGATGCACCCCTTTTGGCCACGTTGCTGTAACTACCGCCGATGCGTAAATCTCAAAATTGCGCGTGTCGATCTGCGTCACTGTGCAGACTGTATTTGGTGCTGAACCTGAAAAATCGACGACCGCAGACAGAGTTGTAGCACCAGTGAAAGGATCACCAGCCTTCCATTCGCCGGGAAGAACGAACGAACTACCGCCCGTGAACAGAATTTTGCTCACAACATGTCCCTCACATTTCCCGTGACTTTAACGTGTTTCCCGTCGCGGAGCAAGTCGTCTGACTCTTGAGAAATTCGATAGTCTCATCTGCGGTGTAGAACACTTTTACCTCCACCCCGACCGCTGCCAGTCGCTTGTGTTCCTCGGGCTGGCCTGCTGTGAATGCGGTCTTTTTGCCCTTGCGCAGCACCTTGAACTCGATCGGGATGATCTTGCCGAAGCCAAAGAAGAAGCGATCCGGGCAACTGCGCCTCCCGGCGTACTGCATCTTGCGCACAACCCATCCATTTGATTCAGCCCAGGCAACGGCCGTCAGTTCTTCGTTTGCTTCCAGTTCGCGCCGCTCAAAGTCGAAATCATCAGGCACTTTCACGGTGAGGGCTCCATAGATAATGCACATTGGTTCCGTAGAATCGGATGTGGCAGTGTGGGTGCTCGACCAGTGGCCAGTTGCGCTGAAACCGCGCCTGCTGCCACCGGGTGCCGGGGTGATTCTCGTACTGGAAAACCCCTTCGCCAGCAGCGACCGCGCCACCGCAGCGGTAGCAGGTTCCAGCGAAACGGTTGATCTCGCTCATGGCGCCACCGCGAACTGCGACAGGACTGCCCTGCGATTGGCCTTGGTGATGCGGATGCGTTTTTGGGGTGGTTTAATCTCACCAAAGTAGCCGAGGTCACGCAAAATTTCAGTCGTTTCCTCGATATACTTCGCGTAGTCGATGTCGCTGGGAAACTCATCGGGAAGATTCATCGCAGGGATGGCGCCATCAGATTTCGGCACCTTTTTGAAATTGCCGGTCGAGGCGTGAGGCTCTTTTTCCATGATCGGTGCGCCGTCGATGCCCCAATAATAGCGCACCACCTTACCGAGATACTCGTCGCGCCAAGTTGCGCCCTTTGACGCCTTAATCACCGTCACGAAGTCCCGGATGTCACGGCTGGCGCGAATTGTGTCCTCAATCGAAGTGCCGTCCTTGATCAGCCCTAGCGCAGCGTCAGAGCAGATCGTCGCCTGGGGGTTTTTCATCAGTTGCCCGCGCACCGGGTCGAAATCGGATGAGTCTTTATTCCATGGGTTGCCGAGCGGACCTTTGCGCTTGTGACCGCCATCGGGCTTGATCGCAAAATAGCTGTTGACCGACTGGTTGTAGACAGACTTGTATTCGCCGAACTCCAATTCCATCACGGTGTCGCGTTCCCATTGCGAACAGATCGCTTCCAATGGTGACGGATTCAGCCGGTCGCGATTCAGCCCCCCGTAGAGGTGCCGCGGGCATCGGAACAGCACACCATCAGTGTTGCCGCTAACAACCGGAATCCCGGCACCCTCGGCGCGCTCGATCAGCATCAACAGGGTCAGTTGACCGGTCAGCGTGACCGAGATCATTAGGTGGGGGGCATAGAGAGCGCTGTATCTGCTGCCGAGCTTTCCGTACACGCCATTGAGCTGGATCTTACCCCCCTTGTCGGCGACCTGGCATTCAAGAAGCTCTTGCTCCAGCAACTTTTTTCGATCAGGATCGTTGACGCTTTTGAGTTCGACCTTGACATCCTTGCTGCGCTTTTTCGCCCTAATCCTTGTGTCCATCACTTCCTGATAGACGGTAAGGAAAGCGGGTCCGAGCGCCTGGGGATACAGTCCGAGCATCAGAATCAGGCGGGGGTACTGGCCGGCGACATCAGCGTCCACTAAGATTGAGTCTTCATCGCTGTGAACCGCGCGATTGGCCTCAGTGCTATGTAGCCCGCCGATACCCATTTGATAGGTTGTAGCGCCGATGGTGACCTTCGTATCGGCCAACCACTTCGGCATGTCGACCTTGCCGTCAGAGGTGATGATGAAATCGGTCGTGCGCAATCGCTCAAGGATGCTCTGCAACTCAGGCGTCCGAAACCGCATGAACTCGGGAACCGGATAACGGAACATCGTTCCCGGCTTAACGGACGGCCGGTCGATCTGTTTACCTGTGATCTGCTCGACCCGCTTCTTAACGATGGCTTCGCCGATCTGGCTATCCGACTTCGACATGAAATAGAGACCGTGCTTCTCACCCAAGTCACGGCGCAGTTGCAGGGGTTCGGCGAGAGTCGTCCACAGGTTCTCGGTCGCATCGAGATCGCTATGGAGACAGTAATCGCCAACAACATCCATCTGCGCATCAGTTAGAACTGTGCTCTCATGGTAAGGTAAATCCTGCAACCGCGTTCCGTGCATCCGACCGTTGAGCGCCTTCAAACCGGCAAAGGCATTCGGCTGCGGTTCCATGAGGTCGATGTGGTGGTTCTTTACGTCCCACGGTAGCCGGATGCCAAGGAAGTCCTCAACCTCCCACGGCTTCAGATTGCCCTTGATGATGCCATCGCTGGCCCGCTTCAACTTTTCATTGGTCACGTTCTCGTCGAGCGAGTACCAGATCATCGGCAAGTCATAGGTCAGGCTGTTGTAGCCCACGGTTTCATTGCGCAGCAAAATGCGCCGCACGAAATCCCGATCATAGTTCTGATTGCGCCCGCTGAACTCGACACCGACCCGCTTTCCATCGTGCTGGCGCTTGAAGCCGACGAAAAAGTAATTCTGGTAGCACTCAATGTCGGTGAAAATTGTGTGCATTACAGATCAAGCATGGTGCTACCAATAGCAGGATCAGCCACAACCTTCCGACCCTTGATTTCCTGCCACATGCTGCTGACCCACATCGCCTGATGCCGAGCGTCATCCAGCGCGTTGTGATAGACGCCGGCGCTGCTCTCAATCTTCGGTGCCCTGCGACCAGCCAGCAGCGCGACTGTGCGACAGCAACGCACGTTCCAGAACTTCCAGGGTGACAACTGCCCGAGCGCCTTGTGATAGGCATATTCGAGAATCGTCATGTCGAAACTGGGTCCGTTGCCCCAAACCTCAATATCTTTCCAGCCTGAGCGACCGAATTTCGTCAGTTCAGTAAGCCCTTCAGCCAGCGTCTTTTGACCCGATATCGCAGCTTTACGAGCAGGGTCAGCCTGTGACATCCACCACTTGAAAGTATCACCATCTGGAACACTGTGATGAAAAGCATCGACCGGCGAAATCGCGACATAGAACTCGGCGCCGAGCTTCGATTTGTCCGGATCAAACATCACCGCCCCAATCGAAAGCACAGGTGCATTTGCCCGCTGCCCGCAGGTCTCAATGTCAATCATCATATGGTTCATAACGTGAATCTCCCGTAAAAAGTGATTCGAGGGGCAGTGCAAACCGCCCCTCGCTGCTGTCAGAGGTCCAACAAGCTGCCAGACGAAGCGGCGCCGGTCTTCGGTCCGCTGTCGAAGCTGTCGTCTTCTTCCAGCGTGTCAAAGTCGTCGTCATCGACATAAATGCCGCCGCCGCCCAGACGCTCGCCTTCCTGATGCGACCGAACCGCCTCGACAGAGCACGTCAGACGCGCAGTTCCGCCATTGTCGGTCCCATAGAAACTGATGATAACGTCGCAGTACGAACCGTTGTAGACGATCTCGTTGATCTTGGTGACATCCTCGATCACCTTCTTGTAACGATCGCGGATTTGAGGTCTGCTTTTTCCAGCGGCCGGACCTTTGCTCGCAAGAACGAGGTTTCCTTCATAACCCTTGTATATTTCACCCTTGTCGGTTTTGAACCGCTCGCCTTTCCGCAACGCACACTGCTTCGGATCATCGGCCATCAAGGTCTTGTACCAGTCTTCCGGTCGCTTGAACTCACGCGCCGCGGCCTTCATCGCCGAAATAGTGGCAGCCTGATTGCTCTCGAAATCCGGCGAACCTGTTTCCAACAGCCAGTTTGCACCATGCGTCGGTTTCGCAGATGGGTCTTTGTTCTTCTTCGGAAGTGATGCTACTTGAAGCGACTCAGCAAATGAAGCACGCACCCTTGTCAGTGTAACGGTGCGGCCAGTTGCGTCTTTGGAATTCACTTTTCCCATTTTCTCTCTTTCTCTCTTTCTCTCTTTCTCGGTTCAGTCTAAGTCTTCAAAGTCATCATCCGAAATCACCGTATAGGCTTCCTTCGGATGATCAGCCGATACGAGTTTCGGCCTTCCTGGTGGTCGTCGCACCAGTTCCTGAAGGGCATCATACTCATCAGGATGCCCTAATTTCTTGCGACCCGGCTTCATCAACCGTTCGATTTCTGTGATACCGATAACCTGCAGAGGCTTGAAAGCATCAGCCCGCAGCGCCTTCACAACCAGTGTCTCGGCAGCCTTCTCATCAGCGAAATAACGGTGACCCTGATCGCCCATGATGGCCTTGGAACCCGGATCGGGGTCGCCTGCCATTGCTGCGTCAAGCGAAGCCTGGTGCATCTGCGCAAGCCATGCACGAATGTCGGAAGCGTGTTTGACGATGTAGTAGCGCAGAGCCTTGGGCATTTGGGCTGGGTCGCGAAACGTTGGTGCCTCACTGCCGTCCATCAGGCCAACACCGAGCATGTTCAGGTGCCAAGCGTTCCGCGCAGCGCAGCCACGCTTGGTTTTGCGAACTGGACACCACTGGCAGCCTGCCTTGGTCGGTACAAATTCCACGTCGCCACGCTGGACGCGATCATACGCAGCGCGCATTTCTTCACCGAAGGCGAGCAGTTCAGGTAGCGTGATTTCCCAGAACTTCATCCCGCCTGCACGAGGCTGGTCGATGTTCATCACGACGCCATCAACCTCGGGACGACCGAGCATGTGCCACACGCCGAGCATGTACGCGCGCAACTGGCGGCTACCGATAGCGGCAACTGGTTTCCCGACACCATTCTTGTAATCGCTACCATAAAGCTTTTTCTTGTAGACCCAAGCCGTGTCGCAAGTGCCGAACTGATTAGGTAACCAAGGACTCAGGTCAACACGGATCTCGACCATCGGCGTTGACGTGTGCTGCCTGATCCAGTCGATGCCTTCAACCAGCCGATCCGCCATGTCTTCGTCGATGGTAAAGCTGAAACCATCAGCAGCGAATGTCGAACCCACAAAATGAAACGGCTGTAGATTCAGTTCGAGGCACAGTTGTCGAACCTCGTGCAGCGCAGTGCCTTCTGCTGAAAAACTGGTGGAACCTCTGTCAGCGAGCACGACATCATCATATGCACCAGCTCCGAATTCAATCACGTCATCTTCGCTGATCTGTTCCCCGTCGCTTTCCAGATCGGAAGCCTTGATCTCGCCAGCCCGCAGCAATTGGTCAATCAACGGCACCGATGCCGTGCAGACCATAGCCCGATCAAGGCCGGAAGGGGGGAACAGGCGCGCGTGTGCCATCAGTAACGCTTGCCACCAACAGCTCGGTTCTCCAGCTTGTGGTCGGCACGGTCCTTATTGAAACGGTTCTTTTCGATGATTGCGCCAGCGAGATCGTAACCGCGGGCCGCACAAGTATCCATGATGCGGATGACGCAATCCGCAAACTCTACCTCCTGACCGGGCCGATGGGGCAATTTATCGTCCATCAAGCCTTTCCGATCAGCTTCCAGTGCCTCGGACAGTTCGCTGTGCATCAGGGCGACGACTTCCCCAAAGTTCCGATCCACAACATTACCAGTCGCCGGATCGCGATACCAACCAGCCTCAGTTGCGGTCTTGTGGGCAAGATGTTGCGCAGCCTGAAGGCCGATGCGTGCGAGTTGCTCAGTATCCTCCAACCAGTTCTCTACTGATTTGATTTGATCCGGCATATCAGCATGACCATGGACATGCTTTTGGATCATCGACCGAGCATCGCGCAGCGTCCTAAGTGCCTGTTTAACATTCATCATTTTAACCATTTCAGTCTCCCAGGGTTCTTTCAGCAGGCGATTACCGCCTCTTGGAAGAACCCTGCCCATTGCAGGACAGGGGTAATGATCAGATGAGGCTCACAGCGCCCCCAAACCAGCTTCGGTGATCTGCGCGCCGGCATAACCTCGGTTGATGTTCAGCCCGACATGGGGAGTAATGAACCCAACATCGCGAAGCTTGCCGAAGTGGACGATCGCCATCGGGCCGGGTTTGTCAGCCACCGCTTGCAGGGCTGCCTTCTGTTTTTCAGTCATGGAAAACATGGTCGTTCCTTTTGTGTTGGAGGGATCAGTCCAGCAAGCCGCCGGCGGCAGGCGCGGTCGTCAAATCGCCCTTGGCAACCTGCGCTGCCAAGTTGTCCTTGAACACCTGGATTGCGTCGTCCTTGATGTTCGCGACATCGAACGCATCGGTAGGGGTTCCCGGCTTCTTGATCGCGTCATGCTGCAACAGCTTCTTCACCTTGTCCTTGCGCGCCTGCCGTTCTTCCTCACGGGTAGCCCCACCAACCCAGGCGCCAATGGACGCAGCAATTTCCTCATAGACCGTGGGATCGACGCCAGAAGCTGCGGGTTCTGTTTTGGTCTCAGCAGGTTTGGTTTCGGCAGGCTTCGCAGCAACAGCCTTTGCGGCGGGGGCAGCGCTGGACTTCACAGCCTCGATCGCCTCAGAGCGCAACGCCATCAAATTCTTGGTGGCTTCAGTGTTGTCCTTCAGCGCGGCGGTCAGGTCTTTCAACAGGTCTTCAAGTGCCATGGGTGTCTCCCCTTTTGGCGTGAATGTCACGACAAACGTGACGATGAGCCACTTTGAACATAGGGCGTTCTTTATTTCAAGTGAAAAGTGCATACTTTCACGGCACAGTTGATTTTGCTCTGTGATGGGGGTAGAGGTTGAGTCTCACGCAGACAAAGAGGGTGACCTGTGACGAAAACTCCCAACCAAACCGGACGACCACCAAAGACGAAACGGCCGAGCATTTATTCGACGCCGCTCTACAAGCTTATGTTGTCGAATCTGCCTGAGCGGTTCATTTCCGAAGACGGAAAAGTGAACACGCTGAAGCTGTCGGAAGCCATGAAAAACAAGCGCATGACCATCTATCGCTGGTTTCAGGGTTTCAACATGAGCGTCAAATCCGCGAATCAGTTGGCTGAACTTTCGGCCGCTTCAAAATGTGAAAGAAAAGGGCTTCTTACCGTACAAAAGCTGTTGCCGTTCGTCGGCCTCTGACGGTCAGAACATATCATGGCAACAGTTCCCACGCTCTCGGGCGTGCTTGCACACATTCGCCCGCTGGTCATTGCTGGAGCATCCTGTCACTGGTTGCACCCATTCGACTATGTTGATGAAAACGGCTACAAGCGCGGCAAGACGCCGCGGGCATCCAAATGGTCCGAAGAACCGACGCTCGATCTTGCTGATCTGGAACGCACCTATCGTGACCGGTCAAATATCGGCATTCGCTTGGGCGAACCGTCGCTGATTTCAGGCTTCTATCTTCATCTGATCGACCTTGATGTTCGCAAGCCAGAGCTTGAAGCCGAAGCATGGGCAGCATTGCTTGCGATCTGGCCGGAAGCCCGTAACTTTCCTCGCGTTATCAGCGGCAGCAGGGGTGCCAGCAGACACATTTACTTCCTGTCGCGGCAACCGTTTCGCAAACTGAAACTGGCAAAATCCACGACATTTGATCTGGTTTGGGACGACATTCAAAAGCGCCATGTTTCCCGAAATGATTGGGAAATCGACCTGATGGGCACCGGTTCCCAAGCGGTTATCCCCCCATCATTGCATCCCGATACCGGACTCGCCTACGAATGGGAGCAGGCGCTTGATTTTTCGATGCTGGATCTGGGAATTGGCCCGATTGTTGCAGTCGAATCCATTGAAGCCTGGGGCGCGCGGCTGACGCAGCCCGAATCAGATGAAGACGATCTTGAGACCCTGTTCAATAACTCCCCGCTGAACCTCGACGATGATCAGATTGATGAAATTCTTACTTTGATCCCGAATGACGGCGAAGAATTTGACAGTGCTGGGAACCTGATTCGAACCGGCGCCCACTATGACGATTACATCGAAGTCGGCATGGCGCTGCACCACCAGTATCAAGGAACTGAAGACGGCTTCATAAAATGGGTCGATTGGGCTTCGCAAGCGTCAAAGTTCGACCTGAAACACGCCCGCTATCGCTGGGACAAGTCGTTCGGGGATGCCAAGAATCCGGTTCGCATGGCCACGTTGATCCAGAAGGCAAACACCAATCGCCTCAAGTCCGAGCACGACTTCGAAACAGAGGATTCGTTCGAAACCGGCACCGCTTTGATGATTCGACCGGTTACAGACCTGTCGGCGCTGCTGGACGGTCCGGTATCGACTACCAGTCTGAGCAATATCTTGAGCGGATCAGCCCCGGCACCACCGAAAGCCGCCGAACCGGAGCCCGATGCGAATTGGGAACGGCTGCTGGCGCGGAATGAAGAAGGGGAGTTGAAGTCGAACGCGCACAACCTCGCCCTTATCGCGGCCAATGACCTGCGGCTTGTTGGCGTTCCGGCGATCAACGAATTCACTCAGGAGATCGTGTTGCGGAAGACACCAATGCGAATTCGCAAGAAGGACCGCGCCAGTGCAAACCCGGTTCGCAATTTGGAAGGTCGCCTTTGGACATTGAGTAACCCGATCAACGGCGATTTTTGGATTGATTCCCACGACAGCGCAATCCGCATCATGTTCGAAGCACCAAGCACCCAAGGAGGGTATGGAATAAAAGTAACCGATCGAGATCTCAAAGCCGGGATAGACGCGGCAGCTCAGAAGAACGCCTTTCATCCAGTTCAGCAGAAGTTAAAATCGTTCGTCTGGGATGGCATTCCTCGGGCCGAGCAGATGTTCATCGACTTTCTGGGCTGTCCCAACACCCCCTATCACCGCGAAGCGGCCTTGATGACACTGGTTGGCGCCGTGGCGCGCGTCTTCGAACCGGGACACAAGTTCGACTTCGTACCAATCCTTGAAGGTATACAGGGTAAAGGCAAAACGACCTTCATCCGCACTCTTGCGATGGATTGGTACAGCGAGTTGACCGGTGACATCAGCGATGTGCAGGAAATGGTCGAACACATGCAAGGCTCGTGGATCATGGAGATCGGCGAGTTATCCTCTATGCACAAGTCCGAGGTCAACGACCTGAAGGCATTCGTCTCACGCACCGAAGACAAGACCCGTCTCGCCTATGGCAAACGCGCAATGGTCTTCCCGCGGCAGTGCATCTTCATCGGATCGACCAACGACAACGAATACCTCCGCGACCAGACCGGTGGCCGTCGCTTCTGGCCGATCAAATGCCATATCGAAGGCGAGATCGACAACGAGCGGTTCCACGGTATTGTTCATCAGTATTGGGCCGAAGCATTGACCATCTACCTCGCCATGCGAGCATCAAAGCCGCATGGCGACCTGCCCCTTTACCTCCGTGACGAGATCGCCGCCAAGGAAGCCATGCTGATGCAGGAGAGCCGCCGCGTCGAGACCTCGGAAGACGTGCTATCCGGTCTAATCGCTGCTTGGCTAGAACGTCCCGTGGATGACGAAACCGGGTTCGACGACCTCGACACCACCGCCCCGAAACAGTACCGCCAGGAAACCTGCACCGCTGAGATATGGGAGCGGGTCATGGGCGGAAAGCAGGGTAATATTCCTCAGAATGAGTCGATCAAGATCGGTCGCGCGATGACTATTCTGGGTTGGCCAAGAACGGAGAACGGGGTTCGGGACCGCCCGTTGAACAAGATATACGGTAAAACCCGCGTCTACGTCCGACCTACGAAATAGCCTGTAATCTATCATGTATCAGGCTGCATTTGACCCGCTTCGGCGGGTTTTTTGTTAGGAAATCGACTGTATAGCAAGATGGATTTTACAAGAATCGCGCAGATGGTGATTTTTCTATTTTACCCACTCTTGGCCACTCTGACCACTTGGCCACTCGACTCTCCTGGAGTCTCCAACGACCCCCCTCTTTCACATTACCAGTGTAAGTGCCTGTCAGGCCAATTACCCATTTAACCCTCTATATAGACTTTATAGGAAAGTAAGTGGCCAGAGTGGCCAGAGTGGTTAGTATCTGAAATATAAGCACTTTTCCGGCCACTCCAGCTTGGCCACTACGATTGTCTAGTGGCCAGTTGATTGTATGCGATGATTGATTTTACGCAGTTTCGTTGAGATGGATTTTGCAACATTTCAACAATCGTTGAACAGTCTTAGGTCTCATTTCAAGTATTGTTGAAATTAGAACCATTCTAAACTGTCGATCTCGATCAGGAAACCTGCGGACTGTTCAACGATTGTTGAAGGGTTCCGGCTAAATGCTTGATTTTGCAGGTAAACAGCCCAGTTTCACTGTGATATTTTTCAAAATAGGAATGAATCGGGTTCTTTCCTTCTCC